ATTAAGAAATTAAGAAATTAAGAAATTAAGAAATTAAGAAATTAAGAAATTAAGAAATTAAGAAATTAAGAAATTAAGAAATTAAGAAATTAAGAAATTAAGAAATTAAGAAATTAAGAAATTAAGAGCCTAAAATTATTTTCAGAGAATAGTCAGAATGGTAAAGGCAATTAAAACTAAGAAGGATCGATTATCAGAAGGCATTCATATTCTTAAGCAATTACGCGATAATGGTGTCAAAGACCAATCACCAGGGTTTCTAGAGCTCAAAGCAAAAATTAGTGAATGGGTTTCGAGTGAGGGCTCTTGGGAAGGCAATATTGACTTTAGAGAATATGGTCGTATAGCGGAAGTTGAACTTCCTAAATATGACAATAAAGCAGCTGGACTAAATTTTAAGGTTAAGAAAGTTTTTTAGATCTATTTGCTTTTAAAACTCTCTGATACCATAATTTATAGGAATATTGTACTTTTGATATATTAATTTCTATAGTTTTATTTGTATAGTTCTTGTATTGATTCTGTCGCTTCTGTTGCTTCGGTTGCTTCTGTAGGTTGTAACCAGAGGAGATTGCATCCTCGTCTTCATCCTCATTGTGCGTAGTACCAGGAGCAGGTTTATAAAATCCATCAGGTGGCGGAGCCAATTCTTTACATCGACTAGCACTATGATCACTGTCGCCACAAATAGAACATAAATACGACATATTACTAAAAATATATATTATTTTTTGTTATAAGTTTACACGGAAATATCGAGAAGAATTGGAATGTGATCTGAGCCAAAGTATTCCTGAAGCATATCGGATCTAACAATTTTATCTTTAGAGTTAGCTGATACTATCCAGTGGTCAATATTCCATCCTTTGTTATTCTGTCGAGCATTGGCAAAGTTTGAAAAGTAAGTATATTTTCTTTCGGTTGGATGAAGATGACGGAATGCATTTACAAACCCAACTTCTAGCATTTTTTTATATTCTGCTCGTTCCTCTTTTGAGGCGCCTGCCACCTTATCTCTATTCTTTTTATCGTGAATATCAATATCTTCTGGAGCTACATTATGATCGGCAACATAAATTACTGGAACAGTATTTTCCTCTTTCAGTAATTTAAGATAATTGCGCATAGTACTTTCCCACGCTATTCTCTCTTCTAAACGAGCAAGTTCAGGTTGTGCATTAGGGACATATGCTACAACTACAACGCAGTTTTTAAACCGTGCGGTAATCATACGTCCTTCATCAATCCATTCATAGTTTGAATAGGGACCAAGTTTCTCTTCATCATACATTTTAAAGTCATATGAAACCCATTGTGGCTTTTGATTACACATAAGGGCAACGCCTGAATAGCCCTTTTTATGTTTAGAGAAGTTTGTTAAGATATATTTGAAATCTGATTTGAAACAGGCAAGATCGCCTTCGCTTTGTGTTTTTAATTCTTGGAAGCATAGTATATCTGGTTTCTGTTCTTGTATAAGAGTCTTAATAACATTATTTGTGGCAGAACCTTTCTTTTCGCCATTCTTGATTTTGGTGGTCATTGACCTAATACCATTGATATTCCAACTGATGAGTCGCATTCTTTATGAAGTCTTGGATTGGATTCACAGCCGTCATTTTTGCTGTAATGGGATTTCAATTTTTTTTATATCCAAATCTCGTATAATTTAAAGATATATTTATCTTTATATTAGATATGGACAATCTTGCCACAATTTTTGATAGATATAATTCAGATAAAAATAGCAGTTTTCATAATTATTGTCGGCAATATGATAATTTAATGCAAGATTATAGAGATAAACCCATATCCTTCTTAGAACTAGGTGTATATACTGGTGAGTCAGTAAAAATCTGGAGAGATGCGTTTTCTAATTCTACTAAGATTGTAGGTGTTGATATTAATCCAGATTGTAAAAGATATGAAAATCCTGATAAATCCATTTTTATTGAAATTGGTGATGCAACTAATCCAGTATTCATTAAATATCTTAATGATAAATATGGCGGATTTGATATTATTCTTGATGATGCCTCACATACTAATAAAGATGTCATCCTTTCATTTGAACAATTATTCCCTTTAATGAATGACAATGGATTATATATTGTTGAAGATACTATTACATATAAAGCTCCTGCATATATTGATACAAATTATCCAAACCATCTTGTTTATTTTGCTAAATATGCTCCTTATCTAAATCAATGGCGTTATGATTCAACTGAAGGAATTAAAGATAATTGTATAGATCCATTTAAAATTCAAAAGAAGGCCGCAAATATCTTTGAAGCTTCTATTGATTTAATTACTTATGGTTGCTCCTTTGTTGCTATTAATAAAAAAATTAGACAACACTGGCTTTAATATACACAAAATATATTTTCGCGCACTTTTTTAGAAAAATGCTTTAATAGGCAAACATCATTCCTGCGCGTCCTCCGTAAATTCTGAGTATGTTATATGTTGCCGCGTATATATGTACCACATAACTCGGTACAACTGTACCGCCAATATTACCTCTAACAGGTCTTAATTGTAGAACCAAATCTCTATTTACAATCTTATCAAGGTTTGCTTCACCTTGCGGACGCGAAAATGGTGTAAATCCATTCTGAATTGCGAGTGGTAAATTATAATAATAACGATTGACCCAAGGTGTTTTGCGCTGTTCGTATGATGGAATTACTGATCTGAAAAGTGCTGGACCCTGTGTTCTGAATCTTACAAGGTTTCCCTCATAATCTAGTTCATATGCCAATAATGGCTCTGAATCACTAAGTGAGAAACCTGGACGTAAGAATGATGATGGACTCTGTGCATATAATCCTAATGCATCTGGCCACCAAGGCGTCTTTATACCATCAGGTAAAGTATTTACATTACCTGTTAAATCACGCGTTGCTAAAAAATATGCATTGTATCTAGGAGCTTCTTGACGATTTAGCATAAAAAAGATGTCTCGAGTTGGATTTGGAATATCTAATCTGATTCTGGCAGTTGGTAAACTACGTGTCTGAAATGGATTCATCGCGTAATGCTGAACAACTGGCATCTGTAAATCTGCTAGACGGAATCGGTTTGCCTCATTTTGATCTAAATAGACATATTCAGCTAAAATATAACATTCACCTAGCTGTAAATTTAATGGCATCTGAATAGGAATACCATTCGCATTTAATATAGGGTTTCCTGGATTTAATGGAGGTGCTTGGGGTGGCGCTGTATAAAAATTACTTCCTGGAAGAGTCCATAATGATGTACCTGGTTCCAATGACGTATTTGGAACGTGTGTATCTGTGTAGTAGCAACCATTAAGATTTCTAAATGTTATTCCAACGCGAACTTCATCCATTGGAATTGCATCAATCGGTAATGCGCAACCAAAATCTCCCCGTGTAAACCAGAATGGAAGTGGAACAATCACTGTTTCATTATATGGCAGCGGCGGTGTTAACTGAACAGGTGTTGGTGGCCAACCGAAACTCTGTTGTGTAAATCCGTGATCCTTTCGCTTTATTAATTCATTTATAATTGGTACTTTCTCTAAGGGCGTATTAAACTCATCAAGAATCTCGAGAAGTCGGCTATCAATAGTTTCAACGCGAGAAGCGGCAATATCAAGTGTTAATTGTTCAACTAAGGCGTGACCAAGAGAATTAGTCCAACCAAACTTTGGATAGATTGTTAATACTGGTTCAGCATCTTGAGCGGCTTTTTGAGTAGAATAGATGTCGGGCATCTGTGCCACCAAAAATAGACGGGTTACGAGGTGACCTTTTCTTAAAATACGAAAGTAAGCCGTATTTCCAAATGTAGGAGTATTTTCAAAGTCTAGACGGCCCCACTGTGTTGTAAATCTTCCAGCCTTAATCCAAATCTTTTTAAATGGAAATAATGTATGCTTAAAAGTTAATCTTTCATCTTGAATTCCAGATGAAATTACTTTTAGAAGACTAGCTACCATCCTTACTTATTACTAGGTAATTATATAATGTATCTTTAAGACCATAAACTATATAATTAAGTGGTATTTTGCTTAATATCATAAGTGTTCTATAATCTAATTTTGTATTAGGCCCGTAATTACAAGTTGGTTTATCAAAAATTGAATAACCTATAGGTACAATATATGATAGATAAATGGTACCCTTTCATATCTTGTTTTATGGGTTCCCTGTCGATAATTTTGAATATATAATTATAACTGCACTTAATGAATCTATATTTTATCACGATTTATTTAATTTTACAGTCAAATCGGTGTATTGGGCAGACTACAAGTATACAATAGATGGACTAACAAATCGTACCCCACAGGGTTCCATTGAATATCAATTCTCGGCATCGACTGCGTGTGCACGCCTATACAATTATCTCAATTCATCCAAAGCACGTTATATCGCTACAATAGGTGATGTACCACATTCTCCCCCACATATTTATACTAGTAATGATATTATGTGGATTTCATTTGCTGTAATTATTGCAGTAGTTTTAATCGCATTTATTATATGGCTAATCAGATTGCCACACAGACGGCATTCACCAGCTGTCACCTCCATTGTGAATTATGAATGTACACGAGTCTGAAAGACCATAAATCATTTGATAATATAAAGGAGAAGTCCAATATAGAAATAAAATGTTAGTAACAAGCTATTATGATATTTATGGAAAACCTGAAAAATTTATGGAGTATATATATCTATTCTATGACTTAGCATCTAGTGGCGTTCCTATTATTGTTTTTACAGACCCAAGTCTTGTTAAAAAGTTTAGAATCTTTCCGCCATCTGTCAAAGTAATTGGTGTGCCACTTAAAACATTTGAACTGTATTCAATTTCTATGAAATATAATGGAGAACTACCAAGTAGTAGAACGGTTATAAAGGATACAAAGGAATTCTTAGCAATTATGAATACCAAGATTGAATTTATTTTAAAGGCATCTGAGATTTCAATAGATGATACTTTTATATGGGTTGATTTTGGAATACTTAAGATATCTAAAAATCCAGAACGTTTCATTAATAAATTAAAAGATATCAATGAAAAGACATTTGATAGGATTATGATGCCTGGATGCTGGTCAAAAGGACAGGCATTCTCAGTCGATCATGTTAATTGGAGATTTTGCGGTGGAGTGTTTGTTATTCCAAGAAAACATATCGAAGTGTTCTATAATCACTCAAAAAATGTTCTATCTGATTTTTGTAATCTTCCTCAATACAAACTAACTTGGGAAACTAATGTGTGGAATATTATTGAAATGTATGCTAAAGATGATATAATCAAGTGGTACTTTGCTGACCACGATGATTCTATTCTACTTAATATTAGTAGTGTTCTGTAGTTGGATTTTTTTTTGTCGAACTTTTCACCCCTTTTTGCCAGACTTTTTTCTAAAAAGTTGCCAGACTTTTTTCTAAAAAGTTCCTTTTAATCAGTAAACATTCTATTACAGATTCCATTCTCAAATCGTAACCAGTTATAATAAATAGCATATACAAATACTTCCCATCCGCCTACAGTTGCTGGATCAAATACACACGGGGGATTTAAAGCATTTAAATCAGTTGTAATCGGCTGATTTACTCTTAAGTTAAGTGTTACAGATGTTGCTCTACTCATATTAGCAGTGCCTGTTGGCTGATGTTCATCAGGATATCTAGCGAATGAATAACCATATGTATAGGCGTTATATGATATTAGACCGCCTCTATGTTTTGCGGCGATGTGTTCTCTAAACCAGTTGCCATCTGCCGAAATTAACTCTGAACCATTAATTCGAATTGACGCCCAATCCAACCAAGGAGGATATATTTTTGTTGGATTAGTCTCTAAACCAATTGCAGGCGTAAAATTAGTCCATTCATTATTCACTAATACAGCCTTACGTCTAAATACCCATAATAACTCTGTAACTGGATGATTTAACTCGAGCGGTAATTGAATCTCAACAGTATCTGTATTTGCATTCGGTTTACTCACAATATACTTAAGAGGCTCTTCAAAGTTAAATGTCTGTACCAACTTAACCATTTGTTCAAAGGGTCGGTGTAAATATTTCTCTCTCAAAGAACCAGTTATTAGTGGGCATACAGTAAGAATACGAAAGTCTCTAAATTCTGGTGCACATTTAGCCGTTTGTGTTGTAACAGCACCCTGAATACCACCACTATTAAATAAAACAGTTTCATTTAGCGGCGTCTGAGTACAATTCTCTCTGTATCCTATATAGTTTCGTACCACCTGATCAAATGGTCTTAGCTTGATATCTACTCGAACCGCACCCTCATTACAACTCAAAAGTGGAAAAAGTTCCTTTAAACGAGTACGAATGAAGAAAAATGGTAGAATACAAAAGAAAGTACCATCTTCAGTTGGATAGGGTCTATTAGGATTAAATGCTGTTTGACCAACTGTTGCTGGTTCTAAATACTGAACTGGGACAGTTCCAATCGCATCAGTTGCAATACCTATTAGATTATTGATATCGGCATATACATTAAAGAATGTACGAATAAACTCGCCTGTAATTCTTTCGACTGTTTGATCATTTACTATAAAATCAGCATATTCAATAATGGCCGTTCCAAGACTATTCATATATGTCCAATAAGAGGAAGGATTGGTAACAGTATCTGCTTGAATTTCGCCATTTGCTAAACGTTTAATAATATTGCCATTGTACCAGCTACCAAGTTTAACCTGAAGAATAACTGCTTGTAACAAATCTCCAGCGGGTAGAGCACCAATTTCAAAACTGCATTTTTGGCCCCAATCAGCGGGACCACGTTGAGTAAATTCTTGAACACTTACTGAAGATGGGTAGACTGTTTTATGGTCTCCACGATGAAAGAAAGTTTCATCAGTATCTAATGGAAAATATGTATTATCTTGTGCGTCTCGGTCCGTAAGGTCCAGAACGGTTGTTATATCACCTCTTGGTCTAAAGTAATCCTTTGAGGACATTTGCTATTTAGTATCTATTAAAAATGTTTATACTCAGATACTAAAAATATTATATTTATATTTATATTGATTTTTGATTTTGATTTTGTATTTAATATCGTTTAATAAGTCGAACTCCACAGGCGTTATTTACATTTACGTTTCTAGAGTAGGCAAATCCAACTGTAGCGGCCCGTGCACAAGTATAGTCGTAATTCTTTGCACTATAGATTGAACCTGAAGATAAATCTAAATCATAATTCTCAAAGTTTGAGAATACAAATTGATACGTATCAAGCGGAGAGAGTAGAAGATAATTTTCTACTCTAGGAAAGAGGTCCATAAATCCTAGAAGCGAAATGTTAATACTATATTTTACTCCATCTGCTGGCGACTTAACTTTGAAGTAGAGTCCTGCTTTATTTTCAGCTGTTTTGATGGAGGGAAATGGCCAATCAGTCTCATACCACTTATTATCCTCTCGTTCCTCTAGCATTTGAATAGAATACTTATATTGATCAGTTGCTTCAAGCTCTAGTCCAATTTCTAAACAAATTGCCTGACCAGTTACAGTATTATAACAACTGTATTTGAAGTTAGTCCAGTATGTATTCTTTGAATAAGGGAACTGGTACATAATATGCCCTGCATTGTTGATATGAGAGTCTTTGGTAGTAAATGAGTATATAACACTTTTACTGATAGGGTCTTGGATTTCAGGATTAATTCGCCTGGGAATATCGATGGGAATATTCATTTTGTAAAGCTTGTAATGCAACGCAACTCAATATATCATTATTGTATATTTCAATTTTTTTTGGTATATTTTGTTTCTTAAATCATATATAGTTGTGATAAGTATAGATTTAGATGTGAAGATGTACTCCAAACTATAAAATTTGAATTATAATTTTGTAGAATAGAAGATGTATTCCAAGTCATAATATGCTTTGTATTTCAAGATATACCGATGACACATATGCTCAACAATTCGGCGATGGCCATCACAAGTTCTATTTAGAATTTCGATGTAATCGTCCCTGTCTTAAAAATATGGACTGTTGTGCCAAATGTGCAGAAAAATCTGATACTAAACTTCAAACATCTCGAAAATTTAATCACGGTAACGTTAATGAACCTATTCCCGACAATTCACACATCTTCGGAGGAAAATGGTACTATGAGGCGGCCAAAAAGTGGAGCCCTCCGCCCTCTGAAATTATTGAATTTGCTTTAGCTTATCAAAAAGAGGCTCGCGGGGATTTTACTATTGAACAACCTGATTACGATGAGTTATCTAAAGCTAAAAAACAATCTCTCTCACAAGAAATGGCTAGATCTAAAAAGGTTGTCAGTGAAAATGGAATTACACCAGTAGAACCTGTAAAACGCAGTAGAAAACCTAAGGTTGCACAAGTAACACATGTAACACATGTAACATCTTCATCAAATGATGTACTGAGTGAAGAACATGTAGATAAGCCTGTTAAACGTACTCGAAAGCCAAAAGTAGCAGTCGATCCTTCTATTATCACAACAATAGAAACAGTTGCTTCCGAACCTAAGAAACGTGTGCAAAGTATACAACGTAAAAAAGCTATTGGTACACCTTACAGTACACTAATAAGTTCTACACCTCAGTTAGTTCACAAAGAAGTATCTCTTCCAACTCATATTGAGACTAAATTGGAGGAGGTTGATATTGATGGATATAAGATTGAGTATGTAAAATTGGCAGTGTTTGAAGTTGGACAGGCAACATACTTTAGAGATAGTGTAAAAAATAAACTGTATAAGAAAATTAAGGAAAAGGGTATTGGGGCTTATATTGGGCGATGGAACCCAGATACGGATTCAATCATTGCTGATATTCCTGATTCAGATAATGAAAATTAATTATTTGGAGCTTTCAGCTTAAAACAAAAATATAACCTATTTTTAGTATGGCAGTTACACTAAATACAGCTGAGGATCTATATACATTAATGGTTGCTCCTACCCTAGGACCTAGTGGGACTTATTCTTTAGCAAATGATTACATACTTGGTGCAGATATCGATATGACAGCTTATAATTGTGAATCTATTGGATATACTACTCCTGCTACTGGCTTCACTGGTAATTTTGATGGTGGAAATTTTACTGTAACTATTCCAAATATTTCAATATCATATGGCGGATTTATATTAATTGATGCTGCTACTAAAACTATACAAAATACTAAAGTAATATATAATAATCCTGCTGGTGGAATATTTAAGTCTAGTATAGGTTTAGGAGTAGGTGGGTTTGTATCAATAAGTGTTGCAAATATTGTAAATTGTAGTGTAACATTTACTAATAATTATACAATTGGTGATTCTACAAATCAAAGTGCAGGTGGATTTATTGGTACATGCGCAGGAGCTATTACTGGATGTACGCTTACTGCTGGAGATAATTTTAGTGTTCAAGGAGCACCATATCTTGGAAATTTTAGTTCAGGGTTTTTTATAGGTGGAATTCTTTTGGGGCTGACTACTCTATGTGAAATAGTTATTGGAAACAATTCTAGTATTACAGGTTATTCTAGTGTTGGAGGTATTACTGGAGCTTTAGGTTTTGGTTCATTATCATTTAGTAATATAACAATTGGTAATAATTGTTCAATTAGTGTAGCAAGTCAAGAAGCTGGTATATCACCATTTGGTGGATTAATAGGAGAACTTGATGGACTGGTCCCGTCAAATCCAGTTAATATATCTGACTGCTGGGCCCTATATGGTTCTAATATAATTGTAAATACTGCACAAGGTATTGGAGGTTCATTAGGTTATAATAAAAATCTAGTAACAGGTACAAATTGTCTTGTAATGTATGGAGAGAATTCACAATTTAATGGAAGTAATTTTGGTGGAGCAATCGGTTCAAATAATTCGAATACATTATCAAATATATTTGTTCTATATAAATCATATTATGTAAATGGTTCTGATCCTGGACCAATTTTTAGCATTAATACAGGAAGCTCTGGAACAAATATTATAACTTACGCCTGTCCTGGTGCTCTACCTGGAAGTGATTTAACAACAATTGATACCAATTATTCTACTTTAATAACTATATCAAATCTATTGAGTGGTATTGCATCATTATCTGAATTTTCACAGTATATTCTTGACAATTATTATTGTCCTCCTATACTACCTGCACCATATATTCCTCCTTGTGCTGAAATTAAAAAATGTCGTTTTTGTTATTCATATAAACCACCTGGCCCTATAGAAAATTGCTGTAATCCCGTTGTATGTACTACAAATGAATTTTTATCATCAATTTCATCTTTAACACCTGTTATAAATAATAGTACTAGAACATCTGAACGATCTCTTTTACTATATGGATTACAACAACAATTAATATGTAATCAAGCAGCACAGGTTAATAGTACAGTTCAAACTACTATTAATAATAGTACAATGATAGCAAGTACAATATATGGACAACTTTTACAAGTTAGACAACGGAGATATGAACCATTTCAACCTTACATTCCTCCTGTAATTCCTCTATCAGTTATACAGTTACAAATGGCAACAGTGAATGTTGGTGTACCACATTCGGTATTTACTTGTGCAGATGGTAAAGGTGTTCAGTTTGTAACCACATAGAATATCTAACAAAAATATTATATTTTCTTTTCTTTTATTAATATATTTTCTTTTGGGGACTTTTCCTAAAAGTTCAATATATTTTGTAAATTCTTTTGGGGACTTTTCCTAATAGTCCATTTAATAGTCTTTTGGGGACTTTTCCTAAAAGTCCATTACTTCTTAGTTACAATCTTCTTCTTGATAATCGTCTTCTTAGGAGCAGGAACAGGCTCTACATCATCACCCTCTTCATCATCGACTGTAGTAGCCATAGGAGCAGGAGCAGGAGCAGGTGCAGGAGCAGGAGCAGGGGCAGGAGCCCGTGCTTGTGGCATCATAGCAGTAACTACAGAAGCCTTCTGCTGAGCTTGAGGAGGAGCACGGAATGCTGCATCATCATCCACTTCAGGAGCAGCATCATCTGCAGCCTCATCCTCGCCCTCATCGTCTTCTGCAGCAGCAGCAGAGGCCGCTCGTGCCGTGCTAGAGCCAAGACCCTTGAATGCAAAGTCCGCAATCTTTTCAGGAAGCTTGTGAATGGCAATCTGCTTAGCACGCCAAGTGAGACCAAACTTAGAGCCAGCAAACCAAACACCCGCACACTCAACGATTGCCGTCACCTGAACACCCTTGACAAGAAGATCCTCTACAGGGATACCCTTGTAAGGACTACCATTGATATCGTAGAACTTAGCCTCAAAATCATTGTTAATCTTACGAAGCTTGAGCTTGATATTAGGAGGGTAATTGAGGACATTGCCTTCCTTATCCTTACTGTACTTGAGCGAAGGAGTATAGAATGCCTTAACTACATCTCGGCCAAGATCACCCTTGAACCACGACTTGCTATTCTTGACGCCCTCCTCGAGGAGCTTTTCGTCAATTTGAGAGATTACATCCATAAACTCCTTGATTTCTGGACGCTGCTCATTGCCACGGAAAGAGAGCTCAACAGAATACTCTGCGGGGCCAAACTTATCAGCTACATTAAGACCAAACGGGACAGACATTGCCACCGCCGTTTGCATAACGAGACGCTCGCCACCATAGTTAAGGTAGGCTTGCTTAGCACCACTTGGCAGCGACTTAGGAGCGCTGATAGTGATGTTCTTGGAGGTAAAACTGGAAGGGTATACTACGCTGGAGGACATTTTAATAGTTCTATGCCTTTATCTAATGTCCAGATTTCTCGTCAAATTTTATTTTGGTCCCATCCTTATCATAAAATATATTATGCTTTTCTAGTTCATATGAAGTGTCTGTTAATTTTTTGAATAAAAAATAGTCCAACTTTTTTTTATTGAAATGTATGTTTTATATCAAATAAGAGGGCATATCGTTAAATATATTACAACTCTAAAAATAATACTTACAGATGGTTTAAAATTGTTAGCATAATAGATATAATAAGGGATAATTCGCGTCTAGAGCTTTAAATGTCCCGTTGTCGCCGAGTCATTTCAATAAAAAAAAGCGTCATCTGAGGGCGCCTTAGGTACCGCGACCAAATTCTATCATAAAATTTGATTGTCGGAATGACCGCATTAGAAGGCATAACGCGTTTAAAGATGTCTCAGAATACCACCGGTACTAGTACAATGAATAAGTCCACCCCCGTCGCCAAGCGTGTTTCCAAGAAATCCGATGTCCCTGCCGTCTCTGCACAGCTTGCGGCAGTCCCTGCTCCCGTGGCCGCTGCGGCCCCTGTTGTAGAGAAGGCTGCTAAGAAGAGCAAGCCTGCAGTTGCCCCTTCTGCTTCCGCATCTGCATCTACCGCTCCTGTAGCTGCCGCCCCTGTTGTGTCTGCTGTTGCTGAGGCAGCAGTCGTAGTTGAGGCCAAGACGGTTGAACAAGAAATCGCTGCTCTTGTCATCTCTCACCAAAAGATCCGCGATGAAGCCGTTACTAACATCAAGACGCTTCAACGCCTCCAAAAGCGCGTCGCAAAGGAGGTTAAGGAGGCTGGTCGCCGCCGCCGCCGCAGTAAGAAGGAGGGCGAGGATGGTGTGCCAAAGGAGAAGCGTCCCACGATCTTCACGACCCCTGTAACGCTTAAGAGCGAGCTCTGCACTTTCCTTGGCAAGACGCAAGGTTCCCAGATGACGCCTGCGGATGTAACGCGTGCCTTCAGTGCCTATGTTGATAGCCACAAGCTCAAGGATGCTGAGAAGGGACACACGATCCACCCTGACGTAGCAATGCGCAAGGTTCTTGGCGTCAAGGAGGGTGAGACGCTCACGTACCGCAACATCCAGAGCTACCTCTACAAGCTCTATGTCCTACCCGAGAAGAAGAAGCCTGTTACTGCTTAAAACTTTTAGGATTCCCAAAATTAATTACAATAATTAATTAACTTCAAAATGAAAATAAAATATATTTTTAGTTTATTTTTATTTGTGTATTGTGTATTTAATATTTTTTAAATACTCTATATATTATTAGAATGTCTTGTAACCCACAATATAATCCATATGGTTATAATCCATATAATTATGGAGGTAATTGTCCTTCACCTTGCCCACCGCAGCCTACCATTCCATACTATCCACTAATTTGTGTTGGAACTGGTCCTACAGGTCCTACAGGCTCTACGGGTATGACTGGCGCTACGGGCTATACTGGACCTTGTTGTACTGGTGATACGGGTGTTGCAGGACCAACTGGACCAGAAGCAACTGGACCAACTGGACCCTGTTGTACTGGTGCTACTGGACCATCAGTTCTTATTGAAACAACTGGTCCTACAGGACCAGGAGGCGATCCAGGAACTGTACAGGCTATTGGACTCTGCTATTCTGATTATCTTTATTGGGATGATCAAATTTTTCCAGCAGCTTGGGTTAATGGCCTGAATGACGTACATATTGGTTGTAATGCTGGAGAATTTAATCGAGGTGCTCAAGCAGTAGCTGTTGGTAATTTTGCGGGACAAAATGATCAAGGAGCTCAATCAATAGCAGTTGGACTTCAAGCAGGACAAAATACCCAAGGTGGTGAAGCAATTGCTATTGGTAGAGTCGCAGGACAAGATAGCCAAGGAAAACAAGCAATAGCAGTTGGACGTCAAGCAGGTCAAACTAGCCAAGGTAGTGTCGCAATTGCTATTGGGTCAGCGGCTGGTCAAACTAATCAAGGTAGTGTTGCAATAGCTATTGGTAATTTTGCTGGACAAGGTACTCAAGGAGTTCAAGCAATAGCAGTTGGTAGTCAAGCTGGTCAAAATACCCAAGGCGGTCAAGCAGTAGCTGTTGGTAATTTTGCTGGACAAGGTGATCAAGGAGCTTTAGCTATTGCTATTGGTGTATCAGCTGGACAAACAAGCCAAAGTGGGATTGCAATTGCAGTTGGTAGTTTCGCAGGTCAAAATACCCAAGGTGCTGAAGCAATTGCCATTGGTAGAGCAGCTGGACAAAATGATCAAGCAAAACAAGCAATAGCAGTTGGACGTCAAGCAGGTCAAACTAGTCAAGGTAGCGACGCAATTGCTATTGGTACTTTCGCTGGACAAAATACTCAGGGTACAGAGGCAATTGCTATTGGTAATCAAGCTGGACAAACAAGCCAAGGTAGTACCGCAATTGCTATTGGCAGTGATGCAGGTCAAACTAGTCAAGGTAGTACCGCAGTTGCTATTGGTAATTTAGCGGGACAAAGTGTTCAAGGTAGTGGAGCAATAGCAGTTGGACTTCGAGCAGGTCAAAATAGCCAAAGTACAGATGCGATTGCTATTGGTGTTCAAGCTGGTCAAACTAGCCAGGGACAATACTCAATTGCTATTGGTTATTTTGCAGGGCAAAATACACAGGACAATGGTGCGATTGCTATTGGAGAGAGAGCTGGACAGAATAGCCAAGATCGTCAAACAATTGCTATTGGTAGAGAGGCGGGACAAAATGATCAACAAAGAAACGCAATTGCGATTGGTTTAGCAGCTGGTCAATTTAGCCAAAGTAGTGGAGCAATAGCAGTTGGTTATCAAGCTGGTCGAACAAGCCAAAGTACAGGTGCGATTGCTATTGGTATTCAAGCTGGTCAAACAAGCCAAGATGGTGACGCAATTGCTATTGGTACTTTCGCTGGACAAAATACTCAGGCTTCAAATGCTATTGCTATTGGAAATACTGCGGGACAAATTAGTCAACAATTTATAGCTATTGCGATAGGCAATAATGCTGGACAAAATAATCAAGGTTCATATGCGATTGGTATTGGTGTTCAAGCAGGTCAAAATACACAAGGAAGTTCAGCGATTGCGATTGGGGAAAATGCTGGACAAGTGAAACAAGGTTCATATGCGATTGCAGTTGGCTATAAAGCAGGTCAAAATACACAAGGGTTGTTCGCAGTTGCTGTTGGGTATAGTGCTGGTTTTACTAACCAAGGAACTTGCGCAGTTGCTATTGGGTATAATGCTGGTACGGGTACACAAGGAGAATACGCAGTTGCTATTGGCCATCAATCTGGTCAAAATGGTCAACAGCTTCGAGCTACAGCAGTTGGTAATCAAGCAGGTGACCAAACGCAAGGAACGTATGCAACTGCTGTTGGCTATGAAGCTGGACAGCTTCGTCAAGGGGAAAGTGCGGTTGCAGTTGGGTACAATGCGGGGGCAGGTGACCAAGGGACTAACGCGATTGCGATTGGTCGCAATGCTGGTCTAGCTACACAAGGGCGCAATGCTATAGCTATTGGTAATGACGCAGGAAATCTTAGTCAAGGGACTAGCGCGATTGCGATTGGTCGCCAAGCTGGTCTAACTATACAAGGGCAGAATGCTATTGCTATTGGTAATGAAGCAGGGCTATTATCACAATCTTCTGGAGCTATAGCTATTGGTTTTTTTGCGGGACAAACACTTCAATCTCAAAATGCTATTGCTATTGGCAATAATGCGGGACAAAGTACTCAACAATTGTTTGCTATTGCAATAGGCAATAATGCTGGACTAGTGCGACAAGGTATAAGTGCGATTGCTATTGGTGTTCAAGCAGGTACAAATACCCAAGGTGGTGACGCAATTGCTATTGGTACTAAAGCAGGTCAAATTAGTCAAGGACAAAGTGCAGTTGCAGTTGGAAATCAAGCAGGTCAAAATACCCAAGGTGGTGATGCAATTGCTATTGGTAGTTTAGCAGGACAAATTAGTCAAGGCGAGGTTTCTATAGCTATTGGAAAAAGCGCTGGTCAAAATACACAAGGAACAGATTCTATTGCTATTGGTGGATCAGCAGGACAAAACTTCCAAGGGAATGAAGCCATTGCTATTGGATCAAATGCTGCAGGAACGAATCAGGGTACAGGTGCAATTGCTATTGGGACGTATGCTGGTTTTACTAGCCAAGGTACAAATGCTATTGCTATTGGAGAATTTGCTGGCGCTTCTGGTCAAGGATTAGATTCTATAGCAATAGGAAATAAGGCTGGTGGTGCGACACAGGCAAATAATAGTATTATATTGAACGCATCAGGTATAACACAAGATATTGGTACTGCCTTCTCTAATTCAATTGTTATAAATTCACAAGCGGGAGTAGCAATAACTCCACCAGCAGCAGTAGGATTGTATGTAGCACCAATTCGATCAGTCCCCACGTTGGATACTAATTTATTAAGATATAATACTGCTACTAATGAAATCACATATGCCACAAAAACTTTTATAATAAATCATCCATTAGATGAAAATAAGTATTTAGTTCACGCCTGTCTAGAAGGACCTGAAGTAGGAGTATATTACAGAGGCACAGCCGAAATTTTAGATAAATATTTGGAAATAGAATTACCAGAATATGTAAAAACATTAGCAACAGATTTTACTGTATATGTTACACATGAGCTCGATGAAGAAATTGATACAGAACCAAAAATATATGCTGCAAGTAAAATAGTAAATAATAAATTCAAAATATATGGACCAAAAGGAAAAGCATCTTGGCTTGTTTTTGGAAAACGCGGTGATATAAATGTTGAACCTCTTAAATCATCTGTTAATGTAAAAGGCGATGGACCTTATAAATACATCTAGAATTATAAAAATAAATTAATATAATACTTTAAACAATATGGATCTTGGGTCTTGGATCAATATGTACTTTAAAAATATTATAAAATAGTTTTTAAAAACTTATATATAATATTTAATTTAGTGACGATGAGTATGTCTATGCTTTGTATGTCTTTTATGAGACTTGTTATGATGTCTCTTGGTACTACGATGTCTTCTACGTTTGCCACCACCTGAATTATTATCTATTGAACCCATTTTACCAAAAAGACTACTAAGTTCATTAACTTTAGCTCTTGTTTGTGCTGCCTTATATTTTGGATTTATAGAATTTATTTTATATGAATGTCTATATGTAATTGCCTGTCCAGTTGACATAGCAGTTTGTGATTGTCTATCAGTTAAACTATGTGAAAATTTACCCTTGCCATTGCCAATATCAACATTTTTCATTAACATACCAGTAGTAGCATTCATAGGATAAGGGAAATCTTGACCAGGACCAGTTGTAACTGATTCCTTGATAGTTTTCTTAATAAATTGTTTAGGAGGTGCTCGCCCAGAAGCGCCAGAAGCGGCAGAAGCAGCAGAACCATTATTATTATTATTACTATTATTAATATTCATATTTCTAATAGTATATTTTATTTTATTTTATTCCTATTAGTTCATCTTTGTAAAGTATGTAGTATTTTTGAAGTACATATTCCAGCTCTTTATACACACTTATTAGCGAATATGCCAAAAGTACATCTTTATCTTTCATATTATTACAGAGATACATAAAATCCTCCCACTGCTGTGCCGTAAATCCCAAAATATCACAAATATAATCCCTACTAAATACTGCACCCCTTAATGGGGATACAGGTCGTAGAACAGTACTTGATCCGAGAATAAGTAAGTCAGAATCATTTGTGATAATTATACTAATTATACCTTTTTGTTCGAGCTCGATAAGAGTATGATCAGCTTCATCTGGGGCTTGATATATTTCACATCCCTTTCCTGCCAACCAGCTCTTAACATACTCTACATAGTCTGGAGGAGGTTGCCACGCTTGGCGTTTTAGTTGATTCAAATAACTATTAATATAATGGCGATCTGAACCTGTTAGATGATTGAAGGGATATTTTATAAATTTTTCAATTTGATTAATTGATTGGTAGAGTTCCTGTCGTTTTTGTGTCTGTTCTTGGTGCGATTGTTTTCTTTCTTCGGTTGGAGCTCCATCGAAAACACAATGAACTTTTTGTGCGTGTTTAATAATTGGTAGTAGGTTATTTTGAAGTTGAAACATATCTCCTTTGGATTGGTGGAGGAACCAGAAGATATCTACGCCAACTGATTTACCTGAAATGAATTGTGGAATATTAACATCTTTTTCAAATCTTTTCAAGAACTGAAAGAGACCTTTTACGCCCATTTGTAATTTATATATGATTCTGACTAATTTCTATGACGGACTGGGAATCAATTTTGGATTGGTTACTGTGGGGGACTTAAAGCTCGAGGGGACTTAAAGCGCCCTAGATTTTTGCGCACTTTTTTTAAAAAGTGCTTTAAAGAATTGTCGATTCCTTTATCACTTTAAAACGCTGTTTTAATATATCACTCGGAGGATACGTTAAACGCAATGAATTCCCCACTCTAATTACTGGTGCTAAATCCATATTACTTAAAATAGACCATTCACGCCAAATATCCTCCTTTCCTATCGTATATCTCCACGGAAACTCCATTGAATAAGGATTAATCATATGCTTTCTCACTTTTGTATTCTGCTTTCTCATCCATTCAGATTGTCTTTTAAGTAAATCATTAAATATATACTTTTTACCTTGTGCCAAAATTGCTACATAACATAATTCCGCCCACGCCTCTGTCTCCGCTTCAATCATATCTATTCCATTCTCAGTCCTATCCAAACAACACGAATGCTGTAACTCATGTAATAATACTCTCGTCGCATCCTCTGCCCTATAAATAATTATTGTTTCAGGATTACATCTGTAAGTATAACCACCATTAATATTTTGAGGCTTAATTGGTTCATAATTCGGTGGAAATTCACGAATATTACGATTTGCTAAAAAGAATACCTTAAATGGGGGTCTGGTGCCTTGTGGCTCAGAAAACATTCTCAAAATACGACCCCATAAATCCCACGGTAATTCCGCCATCTGCTCCATTGTCTCAAATGCCGCTATAACTTGTCCATAATCACACTTAGATACTACCACAAATGCATTACCTGATACTATATTATTATACATCCATTGACGCTTATTCAGTGGATCAAACTCAGAATCCTTATTACATTCCTCTTCAAGAAACTTCAAATCTTCTTTATTAATTTCAGTATTTACCCATTCTATATTAGGTAATTCAAACTCCTTTTTAATTCTATCCAACACGGTATTAAGTATTAAAGACATTCTTACCCTATTAGATTATAACAAACTTTATACCAGATTATTCGGTCCTAAGGCACTAAGTCAAAGGTTTAAGCTAAAGGTTTTAAGCCAAAGGTTTTAAGCCAAAGGCTCTATAACCCGAGTTGCTAATTCACTTCTAAATTTATATAATTGATGTGCTAATTTTAAATGAACGTGTTCCCATAAAATAGGAATTCTATATGAAGTTACTAATACCCAACCTGAACCTGACTCAGCATTCCATAATATCTCCATTAGTTTAGCTTTCATACTCGGAGTTATCCATTCTGTTAAATAAATTGCCTCAACCCAATACATTATAACATCAACCCATCTTAAGTTACGTTGTAGACATATATAAATCCAATTTCTTACATCCGCAATCTTTGATGTGCCCCAACCATCTGACCAATCATTTATCGTTTTCCTAAAAAATTCTAACCAAACATCATTCTCAGCTAATTTTGCCTTCTTTGTATAATTAGCTAGCAAATTATCCTCCCCAACTACTGGAATCTCAAAACAAAAATCACGTAATCGACCACTTAAAGGAAGCTCCGTCGTAAGAAGAATTGCAAACGTCGGATACTGCTCTAAACACTCCTGTAACTGTAATACCGACTCATCTGTTAAGAAATGCGCGTGATATAACACCAAATATCTACTTTGAATAAGTGAAGATACTAGACATACGTCTTGTTGTCCAGTCCAACGCGTTAAAATACTCTGTAGAAATACTTTATCTGACATCGACATTCGTGCCACATCAAACCCCAAATGTAGATTTGATTCCTCATATGGAATCGATTTTCCAGTCGCCTCATCATCATCCTCATCTGGATCTCCACCTGCGCACGACTGCTTATTCAAAAACCAAGTACCCTTCTTAATCTCAAATGGAACCCCAATCTTATCAGCCTGTGTCTCTAAAAACTTTAATAACTGGGTTCTTTTACCTACACCTCTAAACCCTCTCCACGCATACGAACACGGCTGCATATTACCTCTACACCTTTTCATAGTTTTAAGCACCCTGAAGACGCGATCCCTTTTATATACTATATTTCCTTTTCAAAACAATTTAAATAGATAAAACATATACCATATAAGGTTATCAAACCATTATATATAATGCTTCTCTCAATCCCATATCAAGCATTAGAAATAGGAAATATTCACCTCACACCCTTTCAAGCCGATAAATACGGTAAAGCAGTTGCTCGACTGTCATACAAAGATAACAGTATCGACTTTCAAGATGTAAGTATTCTTTCACCATCCATTAAAGTTATCGACTACAACCCTGAAAATTCACGCCTTCGTATTGACCTATCTGACCAATTTAACTTTCAAGTTAAACTTCATACACTCCAGGAATATCTAGTAAGTACATTCTATGTACATCAACAAAGCTTCCTTAATCAAAAGAACTATACCCACGAAAATATTCGCGAACTATTTCATTTTCTTCTTGATGGATCCATACTATGCTTATATATCTTTCCAACATCCATTATTAAAAAAGCAGATGGAACTACATGTAAAGTGTCAGACCTTACAAAAGGTGATATGATTCGATGCGTAATCCGCCTTCAAGGTATTTCTCAAGTTCGAGGAAAATATGGCATTCGTCTTCGTCTACAACACTCTATTCCATCTATGTGGTCAATTACCTCTGATTAAACAATTTATAACAAGTTTTAACAAGTTTTAACAAGTTTTAACAAGTTTTAACAAGTTTTAACAAGTTTTAACAAGTTTTAACAAGTTATCAACGAGATATTGCTGAAATCGCCAATGAACTAAATGATAAACCAAGAGTTAGACAAGAAAGTACTAAGATAAAATAAATTGTTCGCGCCGAATCCTGAATAAAATATAATAGCGCTGCAATAATTAGACCAAATGTACCTATCAGAGTTAAAATCCATATTTTAGTTATTTGTGGCTTAATAAGATTCCAATCATCCTTACTTCCTACAAAATTAGACATTGATACAAAAGCTCCAATAAACATACCAACCGAAACTAAACTGAATATAATAACACCTATCATACCACTTCCAGCTGATGCCATTTTTGAAGTAAGCGTACTACCTGTTTCACCATTAGTCGGAGGTTTAGAATTACTATTCGAGGACATTCTATTATGACTTAGAATTATTTCTACTTATCATATTTCTTACCGCGTCGGCTGGAAATGATAATGGAGCCGTACCGAAAAATACTATCATTAGTAAAAATACTATAAATAGTATTTGACCACCCACCATTAATACCAAGTTTGACCTTGAAAAGTCAAAGATCTGTTGTGTTCCACCTGGCCCTAATATTGTACTCATCTCTATATTCTTATAATTTATTATGTATGTAATTATTAGCAGAGCAATATGCCACAGCAAACTCGGAAGAAGAAATTGTCTCTAAAAGATTTCTCTCGATGCAATCCTTCATCGACTCGTAAATCTAAAAATAAATGTTTACCCGCCAAAGTTTATTCTGAAATCGCTAAAAAACTTCACATCAAGGGCAATAGTAGCAGCGATAAACTATTCCAAAGCATCGGCTGTCAAAAAGGGGAAGAACATTGCTTACTTGATAAGGCACCTATCGATGAAAACTTCAAAAAGGAACTCCGTAAGCAATATCTCAGATCCCGTCGCCCCAAAACTTGGGATTCAGATCCCGATATGTGGCTCGATAACTACAACATTCTTGGTGTTATGAAACAATATCAAGAAGCATATCCATGGTTTAAATTCTTAGGTGTTTTCCCCATTGATTTCTCAGCTCCTGACCCATATAATCATAGTAATAACGATAGTAATGGTGGTAGTAACGGCAGTAGTAGTAGCAGTCACAGCAGTCACAGCAGTCACAGTAGTAGTAGTAAATGCCTATACAAGGAAACCTGCGACATTAACCTTAAAAATGAATATGCTAAAGGAATACGAGGTATCGGTATGATTTTTAACTTAGATCCTCACTTCAAAGGCGGTAGTCACTGGGTCGGCCTCTATATCAACCTTAAAAATATCAAAAAACCCTTCATTGCCTACTTTGATTCTTATGGTTATAAAACTCCTCCACTTATCGCAAGACTAATGCGCAGCTTTAAATTACAAATTAGTAGCTGTGAATTGGGATTTAATGCTCGTAAATTTCAATATGGAGACTCTGAATGTGGTATGTTTAGTATGTACTTTATTATCTGTATGATGTGTGGTATATCATTTAAAAACTTCTGTAAAGACTCCGTTAATGATGATTATATGTTACAATTACGTAAAATACTATTTTCTAAATAATTTAATTTACTCTTTTATTGATCTTTTCCTGTTTTAGTTGTTTTGATTCAATAAATCGTTTCATTAATCTGGAATTATTTTACTCTATAAATCACACCCTCCACTCTGCCAAATGAGGTGGTTTAAAAGGCATATAAAAGATTTATACAGTAGAGTTAGCAATGTATCGTCCGGTTCTAGCACAGCAACAACCACAACAACAAGGAAACACTTCCGTTAAAACAGTGTTATTTAGTGATAAAAACTATAACACTCTTCAGACTGTACTGATTCAGGACTTTCAGCAAAGAAACGGTTCACCTCTCAATGACCAACAGATAGACCGTTTATCTAAAACCTTAAACCACTATCTTAACCAAGTCTATCAGGTTCAAGGTGACAAACCCCTTCAAAATTTAAACAAAGAAGTCCTATCCGCCTCTGCCAAAGACTTCTCACAATATATGCAACGCAAAGAACTTACCAAAAATACTTCCCCCGTTAAAACTGTTATGGATGAAGGCCTATTCCAAGAAACATCACAACGCTTCGCTAACCTCACACAAGAACGCAATGAAGTTAAGGCACTTCCTCCGTCTATGCCCGACTTCCGTGTTGACTTGAATGAAAATGGTCCTCCCGCCGCTGAACTATTTGAACGCGCCAAGAAACAACGAGAATTTGAAGCCCTCCGCTCCGCTTCACAAAATACTGAACTTGTCAAAGCTGAAGCTGGTCTACAATCTCGGATTGATGCCGATTCTATGTTTAAAAACGCACAAGATTCTCAAAATCGTAATACCGAACTGGCTCTCTTCCAACGCCAATCACTACAACAAAGACCACAACAAAATACCGATCTATCCCTCGCAATTATGCCTGATAGACGTGACCTACTACTCGCTCCCGTCGGCTCCTTTGATACTATGACTGGCTCACCTCCACCTCGTGACCTCGGCCAAGCCAACTCCAATCCCACAATTGTACAACCTCTACTTGCCTCACCTGTTAAGAATGACCTGCCACAAAACTACGTTGTTCGCGAAGATAAAATTGTTAGCTATCGTGAAATCGAAAACAACCTTTTCATCTATTCAGCTGACCGTGACTGGCTCAGAAATAACAAGGAAAATCGTTACAGTTTCACTGTGAACTTTGACCCCGCCGCTAATGGCCAAGGCTTCAATCCCACTTTATCCGCTCAACAAAAGTTCAAGAACATTGTTCGCATTGAGCTCATCAAATGTATTATGGCTGGTGAAAGCTTGGATGTTACCATCAATAAAAATACTACAGATCTTACTGTAGATACCACATCATATCAAGATAACATTCTAAACTTACAATACATCACTGTTCGTGTCGCAGAACTTGAGAATAACAATTACGGTACAGATAACTTCCTAGATCGGTCCTTTGGTGTTCTTCAGTATGACGCACAATGGTTATCAGATGCTGCGCAGATTAGTTGTAATAGAGGCTACTTAGCTATGATTCCTAAATTCCTAAAATGCCAAAAGGATTTCTATCCTACACCACTCTCTACTTTACAAAAGATGACTATCGATATTCGTCGCCCAAATGGTGAACTTCTTTCTACCTCGCCAGATACATTTGATATTGCTGGTATCATTGGCGCAAATCCAACTGCATTTGGTACAACATATCCTTTCAATATTACACCAAGTGGTAACTATAATTTGAGTGACCCAACGAATCCGTTTAACTTCTTTATCGTCACTAATAGATATTTTAGTAGATTTGAGATTTGTCCTGGTGATCGTATTCAAATTAGCGGTTACACCTATTCGGATGCCGCTCTTAATGACACTACAAATGGTGGAGCTCTAAGAGACTTCTGTAATTGGATTAATCGCCCTGAAGGACATATTATACTTAATAATGGCTATACTAATACACCCACCACCATTATAGATGGCCTAAATACAGTTGGCTATGGAAATGTACTTATGATTCAAGCTAGATACCAAGACCCATCCACTGGTTCAACTCTGCTTAATACATTTGGCACGGGCAACTTCTCAAATATACTCAATACATATGGCCTTGCCCTACAATCTCCTTGCCGTCTAATCGACCTTAATAAACAACTCAATCTTGTATTCCGTGTTATCACACGTGAAATGGATGCTCTACCGCAAATCCGCCCTGATAATAACTATTAAACACTATAAATTATTTATTGTTTTATTAATCTTGATATTAATCTTGATATGAATTAGGTACGTAATGTTTTCCAACATTATAATTTTTTTTATAATTTTGCTAATCCTAACCCTAATTCTCCATTATAGCAAAGACTATAAAGAGGGGTTTTTTGATTTTCCGGATGCGAACCATAACACATTCGTAGAAGATTCGAAAGTAAAATACAATCAACTTACTAACACAATCAATCTTACTAACCCCGCCGTTCCTGTATCACCTGATAGCGCAGCAGCATTTAAAATAGCATTAGGTGGATTATCCGCAAATCCAACATCTAATACATATGATTTACAGCCAAAGAATGATTATACCATACCGACAAATATACCTAATACATTTCAACAAGCTAAGAGCTGTGAAGCGGCTGGTACTTCTTGTAGTGCTTTTGATGACCCTACCTTTGCGGCAAATTGCGGTATGAGCTTTGATAAAAAAGCAATTGGTTCTGACGGTAAACCCCACATTGGCGGTCTATATATTTCCCCTGATGACCGCACAAAACAAATGGCCGCCGCACAAGTTGTCCTAGATACTGGCGGCGCCCCTTATGACCCATACAAAGTCTACCAACCAACCCTCGGTAAATCTAAACCTGGTACTTTTTCCCTAACTAAAGATCAATGTGTAATTGTCAAAGAAAAAGTAGACTGCGCATCTAAACAAACATTTAGTTCGCCTAACTGTACTCAGTGCTATACATCACAAAACTTTAATCGTGTTGGTCCTGAAACTGGTCGCATTCCTTCAATCCTCTTCCTTCTTGGCAGTGGCTCTATAACTATTACTACACCAAATTCTTCAGGCCCTGCCCAAATTACTCTTACACAAACTAATCTTGATCCTAATACTCCAGTTCAAATTGCTATACCTGGTAATGCTGAAGGAACCGTTTTTGATATTAATGTTCAACCAGTCGCTAATGCTACATCAACATATGTTGCTGGCTTCATACAAGGTCAAACCCCACGCGGTACATTTAAACTAGATTTAATGAGTCTAATTCAATCAGATCTTATTACAAACTCTAAACCTAAAATTAATGGAAGTATCATGGTAAGCGGATTCAGATGCCTATCTTTTGTTCCAGGCAACGGTCAAACCTCTATGAACCTATCTTGTTTAATGCCATTTTCATTCTTAAGTATGTATGATGGTGACGCTCTCACTTGTGATAATGGACCAATCATTACTCAGGCAGCTTCTGCTACCTTCTTAGAATCTGATCCTTGTTTTGGTAAAGCTAATAAACCTGGTGCATACAAACTAGAATGTCTACAGACACGCTGGATTGAACTCGGTGGAACCCCACAAGGTACAGGATATCCTGCCAATCAGACTAGCGCAGATGCTCTTCAAATAGGCGACAATGGAAAACCTCTTGACATCGATACAATTGTTGATAATCTAGCCCCTAAAATGACATCCGCCTATTCAGGACAAAATGCCTCTGGACAAAATCTATCAATGCCAGATTGGAATACATTATCCATGTATGCTTCTGGTATACCAATTAATACACCCTGTGATGGCCCCACCAAAGATAATGGTCCTCTATCTCAAGAATGTCTATCATACTTGTACTTAAATCAAGGAGTCACCTCACATATTGGAGCTACATACTCACTATCACCTACTACAATGGCTAGTATGAAGGGACAGGATACAGCGAATACATATTGCCAGCCTGGTACATCTATTGATCCCGCGACACCTACAGGTCTCAAGTTTGGACAAAGTCTCGGTGGAATTAATACTGTCAAACAAACTTACGATCAAATTAATCGATTGGCAAATGACAATACTCAGTCTAATACTGCACGCACCGCAGCTGTTAACAAGTGCTATGGTGTTTCATTAGATGCTATCACCTCTGGAAATACAACGGGTCCCACTCAAGTCTTCGCAGTTGGCCCTGGATACAACTATACACAGGGACAAGCTCAGCAAATATGTTCTCAATATGGAGCCCAAGTCGCAACTACTGCTCAATTACAAGATGCACAAAGTAAGGGTGCGGATTGGTGCTTTAGTGCCTGGGTATCTGATTCAAATAACCCAATGTATCCAATTACAACCTCTACTGGAGGGGGGTGTGGAAATGGAGGAACTGGTATTATGTCATATAATCCTGGTGGTGTGGCAGGTGTAAATTGTTATGGACCTAAACCTGGTATTGACAATTACCCTCTAAATACTATTTTACCATTTAATCAATCATCTTGGGATTATAATACTAATATACTTTCTTCTATTGGAGGACTTATGGTATGGTATGATGGCTCTGATCCGAATGGTGACAGTACTACTCCCGCTGATGGATCAAGTGTCAATACTTGGGTAAATAAGGCTGGATATAGTCAGTACAACGCTGTTGCTATAACCCCTGCAAAATATGTGGCGGCCCAGAAAGCACTGTTCTTTGACGGCTCCCCCATTTACTCCACACAATACCCCGCGGATCCTACGAGTGAAACTATATTTATTGTATTCAATACAAATCCATCTAATAAACTGCGACGCTCAGCATTGTTATCTGGATATACAGGTGCTCGCGGTGTATGGACTGGTTATACTGATGGCGGTGGCGGGGAGGGCTCAATTGGTATATTGAGTGCTGATATACAATGGAACGCCACTACACCTGCAGGATCCTATGTATATGGTACTACAGCTCTTGCTACAGGACAAATTAGCGGAGGTAGTTCATATATATCTCTAAACGCAGGAACTGTTTCCTCAGGTCCAACGAATTTTACCAAAGGAACTACTACATATATAGGGATGCAACGTGGATCTAACCCCTCTAACCCCTATGTGTACGAAGGGACTGCTATGGAGATTCTAATTTATAATACCGTTCTGTCCACCGCCAATATTCAGCGCGTACAACAATTTTTGGCTGGAAAATGGGGATTTAAAGTATAATGTGTCACCATCCCCCCTTAAATACATATAACAATACTTAGAATAATAATTATTTATATAAATGATATTATGAGATATATCTATATAAATAAGAAACTAATACAAGATTAGGATGTTTCGTAGATTGGCAGAAGCTTTTCAAGATTCAGGAAATTCTGGATCAAATGATGGAAGTCACAGTCAGTACATTAATAGTCAAAATAAGTATTTTAATTCTCTTCCAAATATGATTCTTTCGGGAACTTCCGGTTTGAAAGGTTTTGATACAGCTATACAAAGTGTCGATACAATGGGCCAAGGTTATCAATCACCAATTGTCAAAAATCCTAACAATATTTTTATGCAAGATTCCAGTCCTGATCTGAATAAAATGGCTAAACAATGTTCCGCTTCTTCTTTGGATCAACTAATCGCTATGAAAAACCCTAACGCCGCGATCGGATGCGGTTGGCTTTATACACCTCCAAATCAAGGCAGTCCATATCCAGTTGTCTCTCAAGGCTTCATTGGCAATTCTGCTGCACCACTCCAGAATTACAATCCACCTGACTATAAAAAATACTTCTTTGATCTACAACTCGCCAAAAAACAAATGCTACTTGATAAATGTAAAGCACTTAAAGCTTGTGGTGACGTCGACAGTGATGTTTTTAATGGTACTTGTGGCTACTGTGGCGATACTAATCAGGGTGTCCCAATCGATACTGTTGGACAACCACTTTATGGAGGTGACCCGCTTGGTAACTGTAGCCCACAATCCATAGTAACATCTAGCATAAATTGTCCTCCACCACCTGGTTCTGGTCCTGGTCCACAACCTATTATTGATAAAACTTGTCAATCTATTAATGGACGTCTATCTGCCACATGTCTTTATGATAGATTACTTACTGCTGGATGTAGTGATAATGGCTCATTGGCAATTGCACTTTCAGGTTCTCCTGACCCTAGTGATTATATTTCCAATATTCGGAATAGCGATGCCGTCAAAATATATAATCGTGTTGCTAATCCACCATTAAACTTAGATGTATTTAGTCAAGGCGCCACTACTGTTGATGTTGTCTTACAAGAAGCTCAACGACTCTCAGGAAATACTAAACTTCCATCTAATACTGCCACTGGTGCGGCGGCACGAGATTTATGTCTCCAAAAAGGAGCAATTAATGGCTACAACTTCTGTCTAGACCTACCTGATACAACTCCGTCTCCTTTTGATATGGGATGCTTACAACAAATATTTAGAAAAATGGGCGGACAGCCCACAGGCACCGCCTATCCAAATACATCAACTATAAATACATATAATTCAATGGGTACTCTTAGTGCCTTCAAACAATATATAGGTACACTTATTCAAAGTATGAATAGCACGGACTATACTACACAGCGTACAGCAATGATACAATTTTTAGGAATTTCACCTGAGCGCCTTATTGCTCGCACACCATATCAGCAAGGTGTAGAAGTGATTTGGATGGTTGCCAGAGCAGGCTACCCAAATCAAGTATCAGCCATTCTCAAACGAACCATTGAAACAGATATTGTACAATTTGCGCCTGGAAGCACTGGTGTCATTCCACAACTAGCTTTAACATATCCTGGATTCTCACAATATTCATCTATGATACAAATGTTCGATGTACGCGCCCCAGCAGATTTTACTACTAAATTTAGTATCACTATCGATGACGGATTCTTTGTAGCTGTAAATCAACCTGCTAATATTGCAACCAGTGCATTTAACACATTGTATGTCGATCAAACTGGCCTGTTTGCCAATCTCAGTATTCAAGGACCCACTAATTATATTTCTGGTAGTTGCTCTAACTATTTTGCTGCTACACCAAATATAACTAAACTTTACTACAGTGATGCTGGTGGTGGGGGGCATACATTCCAGATGACAACTACTGCGTGCTCTGGATCATCTTCTTTTACTCCTCCTTACTATTCACTAACTCTTGAACCTCGCGCTCCTTTCTTAAACTTTGAAGTATTACAAGATGGAGGGACATTTGATGATACTAGAAATCCTGGAATGTTTAATAATCTTATTTCACAGGGTAGTCTAGAATTTCATAATAGACCAGAAGAACGTAACTCTGTACCTGGTAATAAAGGATTTATTCGATTAACAAATAATTCTTCTGTTCTAAATCTAACAAATATCGCATACCAAGCTTGGGGAACATGTACATTTGCCTTCAGAATACAATCTATGCCTATCAAAGACTCACTATTTAGCTTCTGGGTTTTTAATAAATTATGTGGCTTCTACCTAGTTCCACTCAATGGAAGTACCGCACAAATACGAGTTCAAACAAATATGACACCTGATAATACTATGTTTGATGGTCCTACAAACTTTAATATACAACTTGGAACTTGGTACTATATGGAAGTAGCACAACGCGGCGATGGTTTTGATGTATTTTGTGATTCAATAAATAATATTATAAAAAATGGGAATTATACAACTCAGACTACAAAGATTACCAATTCAGGATCTATTACAACTACAAATAACTATGGACTATATTCACCAGGTCAATATAATTGTAATGTGGCTATTGGTGGACCTGCAGGTGGATTAAACTTTGCCAACTCATCCTTTCAATTTGATTTAGCTTGGATGCACTTTTTCGATTACTATATTAACACTGTAGATGTTATCAAAGATTGTAAAACCTCCTGGCAATTCACACAATTCCCAGACTCTCTCAATACATATAAAACTTCTGGATAAAAAGTACCCAAAAATTATTACTGCACTTTTAATAAAAGTGCCCAAAAATTATTACTTATAATAATCTATTAAATTTATTAAATAAATGATTTAGATTATTTTATTTCTTTATATCTTCATTATTGGCTTAGATCCCTTAAATGTACCCGTTCCAGGATTTATTGAGATCTCCCCCAATGGTTTCGTTAATTTATCATCCACCATTTCGAATAACTCAAATACTAATCCACCAGACCCCTTCTTTGGACCAAGTAGATATTCTTTACCCTTCCACTTCATAACTGTAATCTGTTCAACTTGAGCTTTTGGAGCAGCTCTTGAACCAAGTTCCTTCGCAATTGCTCCTTCTGGTGCCTCCTTTACTTCTTTAATTTCAATCGATGTTAGAATCTTATCTACTTGTAAGTTTGGATCAAATAGGTATTGGTCAGGTTTACCATCAACTACAAAACATTGAACACCATCATTATCTGCTGCATTTAATCCACAATCCATCGCGGTCTCCTTCATCAAGTCTAGCAACTCTTGGTTAATCTTATCCTTCTTCAAACCAACATTATACACCTTCTCATCTGATGTCTCATCCTCATCTGTTTGACGAATTGTTACATCTATCTTATTCATATTCTTTTGATCAGCAGAAAACACTGTGTAATAAGTATAAATTTCTACTTCACGCTCCTTAAATGGTAAATCCTGATGAGAACAAATACGAATAGCACGACCCTTTACTTGATCTGAACGCACTTTGTTCCAGTATGGCTCCATAATATGTACTGAGCGACAGCACTTTAGAGAAATACCTTCTGCGCCAGCACCAGTAATACCAAATACCCAACAAATCTCACCATACTTATTTTTGCGTTCTCCATACCCTGATTCCTCGAGAACCTTACGCATATCCATTGGCATCTTATCAAATACTCCATTAAAAATATTCAATAACAAGTTTCTTTTTTCTCGCAAACCCTCTCCTGTTAAGAACATAAAACGCTTCTCACCAGAATCTGGTCCCTTTCTTAGAGATTCAATAGTAGCTTTAGAGAATTGTAATTTATTCTCACCTCCAGTTCTTAGAGCACGTGGAACCCATTCACCACCTTCAATCTCAATTTCTACAAATCCATTTGCCTTCAATCCCTCTCTTAATACACCGAGACCTTCTACTGTCTTAAACTGAGAATATACTAAATTACTACCCTTTGATACATTAATTCTACGAATCATCTGGTCTAACTTTGTAGAATATTGTGCTATTCTACCTTCTGGTGCTGCTGCATCTAACTTTAAATAAGTATCTCTATTTGCTCCAAGAGTATCCATAGCTTTCTTGATTTGTTCTTGGTATGATAATACTCGTCTGACAGTTGGCTCTTGTTCAGCCTCTTCCACTGCTTCTGCTTTACTCTCTAATTCGGCTGCTTCTTCAGCAACTACTGGCACGGGTGCTGCTACTGCTACTTGCGGCTTTCTACGTGGTACTCTTGTAACAGGTGCATTTGCTTTCTTCTTTTCCTCAATAGCTGCTGCGATAGCAGCGGCTGCAGAAGCAGCATCAGCATCTTCAGCAGCTGGTTTTGGTGCGACAGGTTGCGCTACTGGTGCTTGCGCTACAAATGCTGCAGGTGCGACTTTAGGGCGTACTCTTTTTACTGGCACTTTTTGAACTGGTACAGTTGGTTTCTTCTCTTCCTCATCATCTGTCCCTTCACCTCCTTCTTGATAGTCACCACCCTCTGTTACTGCCACACCTTCTGCTGCCGCGACAGTTTTAACAGCTTCTTCTAACCCTGCTTCTTCTACACGCTCGGCATCCTCCTTTTCTTCTTTTTCTCCTTCACCCACTGCTTCTGCTTCATCTGCTCCAACATCTTCGCCCTCTAAATCTGGATCAGGAATAGTAGCTTCTTCTGCCGCAACCAATTCTTGTGCCGCCAAGTCCTCTTCTACCACTGTAGCAGCTTCACCCATATCAATATCTTCAACTTGAACAACTTCCTCTTCTTCTTCAGCAAATGTACCTGGAAATGGACGCTCGATGCCATCTGGGAATGCGAAGTTACATAACGCTCTACTTCTGAAACGATAGCTAGATGGGTTCTTCATCTTTGCAAATTGTTCAACCGCTGCATAGTTGTCACCCTTGTCCTTATCTTTACCCTGCTCACCCTTAATTTCCCTATTACGCTCTTTAGTATACATAGATAACACATAATCACTCATTTCACATCGTATTACTTCATCTTTTGTTACACGAGGCATATATTCTTCTTTAGAGCCCTTATAATATGAAATTAAACCAGTTAAACGCTTTTGTAAAACGACCTTATTTTTGACGGATAAACTGATAGGATCAATGAATTCATCTTTGAATTCCTTATCATCTGATGGTAGTCTAGGATATGACACATATGTTTCTGTGCCAATTGGGATCTTTTCTTTAATAAGCTTAATTTTAATTCTTTCAAATACTGTTCTAATATCATCTTGTGCATCAGGATTATATTTTACACCTACAAAGTTCTTATCATCCTCGTCAACTACTTTTTCATAGCCTTCATTGAAAACTGATATTAAAACTTCCATTTTCTCAGCACGTGTTACAAAGCGAACAATATCAACGCGTGGTTCAGCCTCTGCAATCTTTCTAAACTTATCAATAATTGCCTTATCGGCAGAGTTGAGTATTATTTCCGCACACTCAATATATCCAGCTAAAACATTTGCTAGAATTCCAAGCTCATCTGGAAAGTTAATAATTGGAGTACCAGATAGACCTATAATTTTACTATTACGTGCATCAGTTAATAGTTTGTAAAATAGATACGAACGTTTATAATTAAGTTCAGATAGACATAGCCCAGGTTTCCATTTACCAGGTACAATAGGTTCAACTGGAATTTTTCTGGCACGACCCTTTCTCTTAGTAACATATGGTGTAACTTCACCTTGCATTAAACGTGATAAGTTATGAATTTCATCAATTACAATTACCGCATTATCAAAAAATCTCTCACCCGTTACTGGATCAACTGTACACGCATATTTCTTGAGCTCCTTAGCAGTTACACCATTATAACTGATAAATTTAACGCGTTGTTCAATACTATTTGTAATCTGCGCTCTTACATCATCGCGTTCTTGTTGAGATAATTCATCATAATTAGATGGCTTTGTAAAATCTGGAATCCATATTACTTTTCTCTCCTCCTCTGGGCGGTCCAATACCTTCTTAAGATACCAATCACTTAATGATAGAACAGAACGAGCATATAAATATGATATACCTCCTTCAGAAATCAGAGATTCACTGATCCAGTGATTTTGGGTGTTAAAATGCTTAAAACCACAGAAAGAAATTTCAGACATAAAGTTACCTCTCAAAGAAAAAGGTGTCATAACAATAATCTTCTTGTTCGCAGTACCATATAGGGCTTCAGCTGCAGCGATCGCTGAGCAAGTTTTACCTGAACCGAGGCCGTGATAAACGAGGATGCCTCTGTATGGTCCAGCATTACGAATATATTCACGAATAAACTTTTGATATAAAAATGCCTCTACCGCTTCTCCTGCAGCTGCCCCTAGCTTAGCACAAGCATCTTCATCAATACGCCCCTTCACTTGTGGAATAAGTTTGAACTGATCCGCATAATTATCAGAAATGAATTGGTAGAAACTTTTTCGTGTCTGTGGTGTATACACTACAGTATCTGTTAAGTATGGATTTGCCGACTCTATTTCATTTTGTTTTTCTTGATAATCTTTAAGTAAGGGGATTTCATCAACAGCTTCTTGAGTTGAAGGGTCTAACTTCTGAGAACGTGGTATATAGTCAGGAGTCTTTTTAGCAAGTCGTAATGGCTTTTTTCTAGCAATTGGTGCTGCTGGAAGAGAAGGACCAGAATCGGCTGGAACAGGGGCTGGTAAGGGTCCAGAAAGTGGTTTAATAAGTGGATTTGCCAAGGATGCTGCGAAGACTCTTTCTCGTTTTTTATCAATCGGAGGGGGTGGAATCCCTGCGAATGATTGAGGAGCAGCTTCTAACTGTCCAGCTGGCAGTGGCTGCTTTACAGCTGCTATCACCTCTGGACTCGCAAGTTGCGTGACCTTGCTTCGTTTTGCTTGAACTCCCTTTACCTTTGTAGGTGGCTCACCTTTAGAAGACATCTATACTTATCTGAGAAACTATATAATTATATTAACACATATTATTCTATAGTTTATATCAATATTGTCATTCTAATTAACTGGTGGCTGTATAATACATCCATCACACGTTGTCGGATTTGTTGTAATTGTTCCATTAAATGATGTAACAGGATCTGTATAGAATTTTAACGTAACAGGGTCCATTTTTGTTACATTATTAGATGGATTAAAAACGACATTTACACCATTATTGGCATTTGGAAAGCGAGTTTGACATTCCTGTACAAAGTGCTTTTGATTTTGATCCTGTATCGGCTGATTACATTGTGCTTCAGGATTCTTAAATCTATAATATGTATCAAATGGTGGTAAATAAGGATTTGACTGGTTATTTACAGGTAAATTGTTTGGAGTTCCAGTTATTGCTGAGTTTCCTGTTACAGTTGGATTTGTATCTGCAGGGCCATTGGTATTTGTACATATATAACTACAGGATGGTACTCGTAATTCAGCATTAATGGTAGAATATGAATTTAGAGTAGTAGGATCTGCTACATTTCCTCCACTTGGAAGTACTACATAGGTATTTTGAGGTGCTGGAGTTGTAGTAGAGGAAACACCACACGATTCCTTTCCTGCGCGTTGTAATAAGATTATTTCAGATGAATATACTTGTGAGGCTGAACCAGAAGCTCCTGCGAAAACACTTAAAAATTGTTGAGGAGAACCAGATTGAATAGCGGTTGTTCTACCAGCTCCACCAAATGAATATGTACCCGTATTCAGAACTTGACCATTTACAGTTGCTTGATCTGCACAGCAGGGATTTGTCGGAACATTACAATTCTGTACCCCTTCACAAGTCTTTACACCTTTTATATATTTCGATGACTGAATCTGATTCTTCCAGATTAATGTACTCGCATCCACCGTCTGATTACGATTAATATATCTTGTATTCTGCTTCTGAAGCAATTGTGTAATCTTGCTTGCGTCCATTCTAATAAAAATACAAATATTTAATTTTTACTATTTTAGAGATTGAGTGTATCAATTTTTAGACGACGACGAACTACATTACCCTTTCCTTCTGTTGTTACTGGTACTGATGCGATTGGCAAAAGTTTTGGACTACCCTTCATAGATGTTAATACTGGGCTTACCACCTTTGCCACATTAAACGCCTCATTCAGCGATGGCTCCAATAGCTCTAGCGCTGACCGAGATGCCTCCTGTTCTGCCACTTTCTTATTACGAGCAGTAGCAGTCGTTAGAATCTTATCATTCGGATCTAGAACACCCATTGTAAAGATTCGATCGTGTGGTGGCCCTACAACTGCAATTTCCTTATAACGAGGCGGTACATGATACAGCGCTTGAAACTTACGAAGAAGCTGATCCTTGTAGTTTGTATCCTCAATAATAATTTGTACAAAGTCAATATGCTTCTCAATAATTCGCACCAAGAAATCATTACATACACTTAGACCTCGTCCGACATCTTCTTCTTGTAAGTACAAGGCGCCAAACCACGCTTCAAACATTGAACCTAGAATACGTAGATTGTTACGACCATCACAGATTTCTTCCATATGACGTGAGAGGATGATCCAGGGTGAGAAGCCAATTTCTTTGGCAAGTTTACCAAGCTGCTTATTGTTAACGATACGAGATAGAATTCGAGTGAGGAAACCTTCGCCTTGTCCAGGATAGCGTTTAGTTACATATGAGGCAATAACTAGACCCAGAACACGATCGCCAAGATATTCTAATTCTTCATTGTCGCATTTTCTAAGGGGAAGACAATCATCAGGTCGTGGTGCGATAACAATTTCTTCACCATATTCGGCCTGCTCTTGCCAGATTTCAGGACGATCCACATATGATTTGTGGCAACAAGCTTGGGAAAAGAGATTAAAGTTTTTAAAACGCCCTTTCCAGCCATACCGTTTAAGAATCGGGATCGCATCCGATGGGGTGAGCTCCCGATTCTTAGAATTCCAGGGGTTAAAGATTTTCGTATTTCCTGACTGTACAACCGTATTCATCTTGGATAAATCACTATTCATTATATCGTAGCTCCTGTTTATATTCCTTTCATAAACTCAAGTCAATTTTTAATAAGAATTAAATATGATGTAGTATAATACACACCTATTTATTTCTAGCTCTTGGTATAGGTATGTCAGACTTCAGAGATCCTTTTCCTAATTTGCCACAAGTTGTGGATATTGGCAACGACCGTTATTTTATGGGTGCACAAAAACCCATCGAGCTCGGTTTTAAAGATCGCGCCGATTATATTAAATCATTTAGCGATAATTCTAGAACCGAATTCTTGATTCGTAAATATTTATACATAAGTCTTAAAGGTAAAAAACGTCTAGTATTTGAAGACCCCAAAGAAAAAGCTGAACTTATTGCTATTCTCCAAAAACGCGCCAAAAAAATAGAATCTAGCAACGAATTTACTAGTTCAACACTTAAAAATACACTGCTTCAAAGAAGCTATTTAAATATTCAACGGCTTATCCAAGAATTAGAGGGCCCTGATTATAAGGGATTTAAATTTCCTTCTTTACCTGATATATCTTTACCGTGTACCAAAGCCAAGAAATATATACGCACAATACCTGAAAACAGGCTCTATCAATTAATACTTGAAATTGCTTGGTATTTACTTCATCCAGATGATGTTCCTGAAAAGGTCAAGTGTGACTGGGCCAAGACAATAAAACAACTCGATACTCTTCGCATTGGTGATCTTGTCATCAATGAAAAACAGAACGGGAATAATGTAAGTCCTTCCAATTACTTTAAACGCATAAATCTTAGTTCAGTTGTAAAATCTAAGACACTTGTAAATGCTCTCGACCAAGCTAGAGAAATGGCCCAGCAAATAGAAGGTACAACTGCCAATGATAATATGAAAGAACGTCTTCAAACACTTATTAATATACTTGAAATAAAGAAGTATCTAAGTGATGACCTTCCTGTTGATAAAGATCGTGTAAAAATCATTGATGTTCCTGCAGCAACCTCCATATCAAACTCACTTATTTCAAATCCTATGAAAGGTGGGGCAGGAGCAGGAGCAGGTGCAGGTGCAGGAAAAGCACTCGATAAACCACTCGGTATTGCAATGCGCCCATTATTCAACTACTTTAAAGTTGTGTTTGACCCAGTTTATTCACTTCTTGAATCAAGTATTGATACCTATTCTAAAAAGACTGATATCCAAAAAGTTATGATTCCACAGTTAACAACAGTACTTCATATTTGTAATAATCTAAATCCTTCTGAAACTACTACTAGTGGATTAAATACATATGGAGTATATCGCATTAAAAATGTAGATGAAACACTCATCACATTTATGAATAATATGATCGCATCTACCGATACATACGTATCCTCAGTTGGCGATGATGCTAAAAGGAATATATTTAATAGACAACTATTTCACCTACCCAAAGTGCGCTTATCATCTCTGCTTAATAAGTTTGTAGATCCTACGAAGTATAGTGATCCAGATTCTATACCCTATATTCAATTATTTACAGTTGGCGGCAATTTACGATTAATAGAAAAAGATAAGTTTATGAATTCTACAAAACCTGAAATGACTGAGGAAGTATTCAAAGCAGTTAATGAATTCTTTGCCCCAACCGATTTATACATACTCTGCACTAAGTCTGATAATGTTAAAGAAAATATCCCTATGAATATGTATGAAATTGATTATGATAACGTTGATGTTGGAGAGACTGGAATTCAAATAGATAATATATCAAATAACTATTTCAATAAAAATAAAAAGCCTGAACTATATCTTGAAAATTTAGTAACCTTATTACCATATGTTGTTTTTAATGATGCGGAACTCGCATTGAGTATTTTAATCTTATTTAAAGAACTTATGCCCAAATAGAATGAACTCTCAAACACCTCCTACTGATTTAAAAAGTACTACGACGGAAAATAGTCGCAGTGGACAATTTACATTTAATCGCTTTTTCCTAAAAGCAAAATACAGTCTCTATAGCACTCTTGTTTTTTTCCTATTTGCTAATCCTGAAACTACTATCATACTTCAAAGATTCTTTGGTAGATTTGTTGATTTTATAACACCCGCTGGAGTTCCAACTATAACAGGTATATTTGCCAGTACTGCACTGTTCTTTGTAACAATGCTTGGACTAATGTTGCTACCGAGCGAGTGAAACTCGCAAGGTCTATACCAAAGGCTATACCGAGCGAGTGAAACTCGCATATATAAATACATTCGTATTTACTACCGAGCGAGTGATTATGAATTGAATACGGGTCTTAGTGCCTCTTGGAGTATCTGTTCCTGCTCTTCAGAATACTTCATACCATTATATTTTTGCTTATAAAGCATCATTTGTGCCAGAATTTCTGCCATATTATCTTTAAATCCTTTCTTAGACTTGAAGAAGAAGAAGAGATTTGTACATTGTATTTTATCTTTTTCTGAGAAACAACTATTCCATCCACCCTGAGGTGTCCAGCTTGGCGTAACAGTTGAGGAAGGAGTCCAATATATCATTTAAATAACTTATTTATTAATCGATTACAAGGTTTATATTCTTTCAAATTTATATGCTCTATAAAATTAAAAGCATAGTATAGAGAAATGACCAAACTAATTAGCATTCTTGCTATCCTATTAATCCTGCTTGTACTTTTACGATTCTATATTAATCGTAGATTAGAGGGCTTAGAAGGCTTCGAAGGCAGTTCACGATCTATTGTTATCTGTAAGGCTGAATGGTGTGGACACTGTAAAAATGCCGCTCCTGAATTTAATAAACTCCTATCAGCCTCTCCGATTACATTAAAAGATGGCAGCAAAGCTACCGTCAAAATTCTTGACGCTGACAAAGATAAATCTGAAATTGGACAATACAAAGTCAAGGGATACCCTACAGTTCTAGTTGTTGATGGGGGACAAACTACGGAGTATCCTGGCCCAAGAACAAGTGATGGTATCATTGACTTCTTAAATAGTAACTATTGACTTTTTTAAAAAAGTCAGCAAAAACGTATATTTAAACTTTTTAGGATAGGTTTTGCGAACTTTTGCTAAAAGTTCTTAACTGACTGAATGACGTCTCTTAAGTTTTGATTTACTCTTAAAATAATTTATAACCGCTTTCTTACCTATTTCAATAATGGAATTCTTAGTTTCTTCATTGAAAGAAAACTCTAAAATATTAAATTTAGTTAATTTTATTTGAATACTTTGAGCATCATAAAACTTCATTTCCAATTCCTGCTTTGCGGCTAATACCATTCTAATCGGTCTTATAATAACCTCCTCTATTTCCGCATCCATTAAATCAATCGTTGTATCTACACCACCACTTATCAATAAACTTAATGTGCGCGAATGTTCTTCTTCTGGTAATACAAATAATGGATAATTACTGATTACACCCCCGTCTATTAAATAATGACCAGAAACTGGACAGATATGTGGTTGGAAATAATATGGAAATGACATTGATGCTCTTACCGCATCTGCTATTCTATAATTTGGTGTATCCTTTGGTGAATAATGTACCGCCTTTGCATCATTTAAATCTGTAGCAACCACACGCAATGTTGTACCAAATTTATCATAACAATCCTTAAAAGTACATTCTGATGATAATCCTTTTACGTGCAAGCAAGCTTCCACTAACTTATGAAGTCGTTCCCCTGTATCTATTCCAAAATGTAATAGCCATCCCGGAACTGAATCGTATTCTCTAATATTTGTAAAGTCAAACTTAAGACTGAACTCCTCTAGTTCTTTTAAGGTATACCCAATACATAAACACATTGCCATAAGAGATCCTGCTGATACTCCCATCCATTCCTTAACAGCTTTTAATGGTATATGATTTGATAACTCGATTAATGCTCCTACATGTGCAATAGCACACATTCCACCACCCGATAGGTATATCCTGTGAGGTATCATTCCTACTATTTTAAAAATAATCCATTTATATTCCTAGCGCACTTTTGGATATCATCTTACTTCTAGATATTATCCTAAAGCGTTCCAACCCTTAAAGTCATTTGCTTATATCTAACAGCAATGGATCAACAGACACCTATATTAAATCCAGCCGAACTATATGATAAACGTCGCACTAAAGATGCTGGTCGCCTAAAAGCTTATAATAAAATCCTTGAACAAATCTATAATCGAATTCGCACAATTAGCAAACTACCGAACTCACAATGCTATCTTCTTTATACTGTCCCACCATTCATTTTAGGCTTACCTAAGTTAGATCTTGAAGATTGTGTTGTATATCTTATTTATCAACTTCGCCACGCTGGTTATGAAATTCGCTACTCTCCCCCCAATATGATTAATATTTCCTGGTTACATCACGAAAAATCCTATCTTGTTGAACAATCACCCATTATGCAAGCTATGATGGAATCTGCTGAACGAACACAAGCAGAACTTGAACGAAAAGAGAAAGAAGCATCACGACTTATGGGCCCTAGAAAATCACAGCGAAAAGTTGTTAAACAGACACCAGGGTTTGGGCAAAGCAATCCTGCAGGGTTTACAGGCCTTAGGCAAAGCAATCAAAGCCTCGGGCAAAGCAGTCAAGGACCCGTCTATAAATCTACATATCCATCTTCAAGTGCCATCAATACAATTCTAAATAGACCCCTATCAAATCCTACTGCAGGCCCCCCACCACCTTCTGCCAGTGATTATGTTCCTCCCGCTACATTCCTTCAAAATATGTCGAATCCTGCCAATCAAGTTGTCTACCCAAAATCAGTTCCAGAATATTTTAAACGCTAAGCGCTTTTAGCAAAAGCGCCCAAAACCTATAGTAAACGCTTTTAGCAAAAGCGCCCAAAACCTACAGTAAACGCTTTTTAAAAAAAAGTCCGCAAAAACTTTATAAAGAACTTACAAAAATAAGTTTTGAATACTTTTGTTAAAAGTATATAGAAATGATCAATCAAATTAAGATTCGTTTTTTCCTTTTCTTATTTGGATGTATTGGTTCACGACTAGCCCTTACAGTGGTTAGTGCATTCGCTTCTGGCTGGTTCTTAGCATTAATCGGTATATTCGCATTAATTCCAGTTTTTGGATGGTTCTATATAATTTTTATTGGGAAAAGAGATACGGGCCTAGAAGTACTCGGCAATAAAATCTGGTGGAAAAACTTAAGACCTGTCCATATGCTCCTATGGGCATTCTTCTCATACCTCGCCATTACTGGTAATAGAAAAGCGTGGCTTGTCCTACTAGTTGATACACTGTTTGGTCTTTCTTCATTCTTAGTATACCATTGGTCACAAGACAATTTTAAAAAGCTATCAGAATAGAAATGAATATCATTAGCGAACATAATGTTATGTTTATGGTGATTTGTATGTTCTTTGCTGGGTATGCTTCTACTATGAATAACTGGATAGATAATTGGGATGATTTTCGTTTTAGTTTAAATGATTTTTATATGGTCGGATTGATGACTGGATGGATGTTCTTCTTTATGGGTCTTTTTACTTTACAAATTGGTAAATGTGTATTTGGATTAATCGCAGTTATAGTATTCTTTATATTGATTCGCACACAGGCATTTATTAATGAAATACAATATTTGAAAGGGATGATTCCTCATCATTCTATGGCTATTTTAATGAGCAAACGTCTGGAAAAGAAACCAAATTCTATTCAACACCTTTTAGATCAAATTATTCAAACACAACAAAAAGAAATTATTATTATGAAACAATATTTAGAGGGTACTTAATTTAAAATAATATAATTAGAGAGTAATGTCCGATGAGGGTAAAGAAAAATCACTTATTATTAAAAAAGTCATATTTACAAAGAAAAAATTAGATAAAGAAATCGGCTATAATTATTGGAAAAGATATATTGCAAGTGTATTTTGGTCACAGATTTCAACCCCTATAAACCTTGCTATTACAATATTAACTGCTATAACTACTGCACAGATTCAGACAAATGACTTTGTTTCTCCATCTGCTAGTTCAAACTTAGCAGTCATTAGTCTTATTCTTGCTACATTAAATACTTTTTTTAGGCCTCATGTACAATATGCAACAAATACTGAATTCCTATCAAAATGGGTTGTATTAGGTGTTAAGTTTGAAGATGAATACTATAATAATAGAATTGAAGGAAAAACTATAGGAGATTATTTAAAAAGGTTAGAATCACTTCAGGCTATTCAAAAAAGTGTAAATGAACTCAGACAATTAGAAGGAACTAATAGCATTAATTTCTTAACTGATTTTATATTTTACATTTCTTTTCTTACGTGCCTTAGAAATAATAAAAATTGGTTAGATAGCGATAAAACAGTGGATGACGCTGTAAAACAGAGATTACAGGAAAATAGTGGCAAAACTGGTGGCAAAATGGATGACAAACCTGATACCAAAACACCTGATGAACAAAATACAATCATTCAGCCAGTACCCCTTGAAGTTAAAATAGATATAGAAAACCAACCTAATTTAAGTCTGATTAAGAATATCTGATAAACGCTTCGAAACAACAGGGACGACCTTTCTTGTCCCCACTTTCACTGATTCAATATCTGAAGGGTATGATTCCTCATCATTCTATGGCAATTCTAATGAGCAAACGTCTTGAAAAGAAACCAAATTCCATTTAACACCTTTTAGATCAAATCGTTCAAACACAACAAAAAGAAATTATTATTATGAAACAATATCTACAATAAATAAGAGATACAATGTCCTCCTATATGCTTAGTTCTTCTTTTTTGACACAAAGATTAAGAGATAAGGCTATATCACAGCAAATACAGCAAAAAACACAAGCTGGTAAACCTATTATTATCCCACAAGCTGGATACGGTAGTTATACTGGCGGTGATGCTGATAATGGTTCAATCAACACATATAATAAAGTTCAAGGTTGTACAATAGTTAATGTCGCATGTCAATGTGCTTCTATTAAAATAGTACCATTCATACCTGATAGTATATTAGTCAATATACTATTACAGTTTAATTCAAGTGTAATAATTTATATTGAACTACAGGGGGATGGAACTATTAACTGGGGCGATGGTTCTGCTACTCTATTTTCTGCTGTAAATATAACTGGATTTAGCCATACATATAATAGTCAAGGATGCTCAGGGTATTCTGAAGAAGTAACTATTAATATTACAGGATCAACAACTTCAGTAAAATTATCTAATAGCTTTAGTGAAGACTTAATTCCTAATTTTCCTCAACAAAATTATCCAAATGTTCAGGGAATTATATTTATTAAGGCAGATTATCTTATTACATTAATATCTAGAGACATTTTATATATTAATAATTTTGCTAAAGCCATTTCACTTTTAAATGTTGAACTTCAAGGTAGTGAATTAAATTTATCACTGGCAGACGGCTCAGAGTTTAATACACTAACACAATTACAAAATATTCATTTAAGAAAAATTCATAGTCTTACAGTCAATTCACAAAATGAATTTATAAATAGTTTTTATAATGCCAAAAAACTAATTATTGAAGGCATCAGCACAATAATAACAGGGGTGGATACATTTTATGCCTCTAATCCACAACTACAAACACTAAGAATTTCTAATATTAGTACTATTTCCCCATCTAATATACCTCAATTACCTTCAACCCTGCTTAATTTTAATTTTTCCTATACTTATATATCATCATTTCCATTTGTGCTTCCATCTGGATTACAGACCCTTATTATTCCAGGAAATTATATTAATTCACTACCAAGTTTACCACTATCACTTATTGAACTTAATATATCTGATACACAATTTACAGATATTCCAATAACACCTAATCTTATTAAATTAAATATGACTGGTTGTGTTGTTAATATGGCGACACTCTCTAATTTATCAGCATCATTACAAATATTAAATCTGGATAATACAAGTCTAACACTTCCACTTCCAATAGATTTTTCTACACAAACACCTCAATTAAAAGAATTATATCTTACTAACAACTTTGTAGCATCAACCACAGAACCCTTTAATAATAATTTCCCATCAACACTTGAAATATTAAAAATAAATAGTTCAAATCCTATAAGTTATCCTACATTTCCTATATCATTAATTGAACTTGAAATAATAAGCAATAAGTATCTCCAAAATTTGGATTTATCCACTAATATAAATCTCAAAGTAGCATATCTATCGGATATAGGAACAATAAGTGGCTTAACAGATCTTGGAACTATGCCTGATTCTCTTGAAAGTCTTAGTATTGACAGCTGTAATTTAACTGTATTTCCTATTTTATCTAATACAAATTTAACGTATTTTAATGCTACTTCTCTAATTTATTCTGGTACAGTACCTGCTCTTCCTGATACAATAAAAACTCTAGTATTCGATTCTTCGACTATAGACAACTTACCATTACCTCTTCCATTAAGTCTTGAATCACTAAATATCGTCAGTTGTACTAACCTTACTTCATTACCTCCAAACCAATTTATTAACTTATCTAATCTAATTACATTAGGTGCCAGCAATACAAATATTAATAATACACCCGCGACTCCATTCCCTGATATTCCATTATCTTTAGAATCATTAAGTTTAAATTATTCTCAGACTAATATACTCCCATTAAATTTATCTACCAGTAATTTATTAAATCTTGATCTATCTGGATGTGATAATATAATAACACTTACAGATGGCTCTGGCTTATCTCTTTTACCTAATACATTACAGACTTTAAATTTAACTAACTGTATAAACCTAATGGACGTATCTTTACCATTCCTATTTCCAGACGCTTTAAATACATTATTCATTACTAATAACGCATTTATTAGTATAATACCACAACTTAATAATACGCAAATAGCAGAACTTTATATAGGTGATTTGCCATCTTTAGTTAAAATTCCACAACTTCCAACAACTATAAAGAGTATTTATGCTCAAAATAATACACTTTTTACCCCTTATGCGCTTACTGGTTTTATCGATACGTCTTTAGAAACTACCTGCCTCTTATATCTTTACCTAACTGGTGTGATTAATCTTGCTTCTCTTCCAATCTTACCCGATTCTTTAAAGGTATTAAATATTTCAAACTGCCAATTAAACGATGGTATATTACCTTCAGTTTTCCCTAATAGGTTAACTGAATTATCAATTGGTGATAATAATTTTACAACAATTCCATCACTTACAAATACTCAACTATTATCTTTAATTGGTAATAAACTAACTAGTCTTACTTCAATACCTAATCTACCATCTACAGTTGAATTAATTGAATTATCTAACTGTTCAGCATTATTAGATACAGGCTTTCCTACATCATTTCCTAATTCTTTAATAAATTTATCATTATCAAATAACTCTCTTATAACTGTTATTCCATCACTTGCTAATACAAAACTACTGAGTCTTGATATTCAATCACTATCAAGTCTAATTCTAGTTCCAAATCTACCATCTACTATTACTATCATTAATGCCGCAAATGCATCAAATATCACACCATACGCGCTTCAGGGATTTACTGATACTAGTTTAGAATTATTCACAAGTTTAGTCGATATATCAATATATTATATGTATAGTACCTCATTTGTAAATCCATTTCCTCTTGTTCCCTCATCAATATCAACTATTAATATTGACAAATCAAGTAGTACTGGTGTAATAAATAATCAAGCATATATTGAAGCAATTGCTACAAATATTGTAAATAATGGTCCTATACAGAGTGGTACTTTAAATGCTACATTAATGGGTCTCGCTATTCCACCTGGATCTAATTTAGAAACTTTAGTAAATACATATTTGTGGACTATTCTTGTTTAAGTAAACTATCATTGATTTAGAATGTCTAGAAGGTGCTTAATATTATTATTAATTTATAATGATAGATTATAAATTAAATATTAGATTCTTTTAATATTACAAATGTTGGATTAATTAAAATAGATGTTGAAGGCATCGACTGTAGTATTAATACTCTTAAAAATAATAATTTTCCTAAAATTATTTTTGAAAGTTGGACAAATACACAACAAAAAGAAATTATTATTATGAAACAATATTTAGGGGAAAATTAAACTAAAGATGTTTCTTTACTAATCTATAAAAATCCTCCTCTGATTCTTTACAATCTCCAAAAAATAAATTATAAATCTGAATTATTTCATTATCAATATTTGGATAGTCATTAAAGTTTTCCAATAATTTTCTTTTAATATATTCTTTAATTTCAATATACATTTGATTCTGAATATTTTCTAATTCATTTGTTCTAATTAATTTTTTTGTAGTTTCAATACAATTTAATTGTTGTTCCACATAGTCCTCAATTGTAATATTTTCATAAAATTGATAAGATAAAATATCATCTATATGCCCGTCATACTCTTCACATTTATTAAAATGGTTTAAAAAATAACTTCTATGATGTGTACCATACATAGAACAAAGAGGACATTGTAGCCATTTAGGAATATCATTATACGTTTGATATTGATATATTGGCATTATATTAATATATAATATATTAACAACTTTTAAGTCTGATTAAGAATATCTGATAAACGCTTCGAAACAACAGGGCCGACCTTTCTTGTCCCCACTTTCACTGATTCAATATCTTTAACAGGTGCTTCAATGACACCTTTTAGGGATTTAAAATTATCAATTAGGGCTTCTGCCATTTTTACAGATACTCCTGGACATTGTGCCAAGCAACTTATTGCAAATTGTCTATGATCCAACGCATTTGCCTTCTTTTGTATGTGAATTCCATCCGTCACTTTTACTAGTTCAGTTGTACGTTGAAGATTTTTTGGGTCTTCCTTCCACTGCTCTACTAAGGTCTGAATTAATTCTGCTGTTTCCTGAACTGATGCGGTTTGCATAACTGGAATCTGATAATGGAAAATTAGACGATTAATAAACTTCATAATTGCTTTCTTCTGAAGTCGCCCTGTACTTGATGATAGTGAACCCTCTAAAATATACATAGGTTGTGTCTTGTTCTCTTGACAATAAGAAAGAATGCGCCCACGTTGCTCTCTATAGCGACCATCTAGAATAGATGCTTCTAAGTCTCGAATGGATTTACGTTCAATAATAACACCACCTTCTGACATTTTCCCTTCCACATCAACTCCTAACCAAATATCGGCTACTGGAAGTTGCTTCACTGACATCCCTTCAACCCCTTCTAGAATCTTAATCAAATCTGATTCACGTGTATCGAGTAGGAACATCGTATTATTAATTACTTATTAAATTTTGTTTATATTGTTGTATTTATATTCCTGTTATTATCATTCCAGACATAATTATATAGGCTACAGGATTCATATATTTACTATATACAAACTCTCCATCTTTACGATTATCTTTAACTTGTATTAAATTATTTGCTATTATTTCAGAAAAATGTCCATCATCCGTGTTAATACCAACATTTAAACAATAATATTTATCTTTATAGTTAAAACTTATTTTACTTTCATTATTTATTGAATTTACAAATTCTTCTTTTGAAATTTCATTATATTCAACAAAAAAATACCTTCCTCTAAAAGAGCCCTCTAAAATATCGCCTGCTAGATATAACACATTATTGACTTGACTATAATGTGTTGTAAGAAATAAAGGAATTGATTTACTATGTTTTATTAGCTGATGGTAAGCTGCCATTTATTTATTTATATATATTGATTTTTGTTTATGCTGTGTTCTTATATGCTAATTGTGGTAGCCATATTTTCTTTTTTTTAACAATCGCACAATACATACTTCTATCTTCTATATCTGACATATTGCCTAAAATACAATTACCAGCAGATATCCCTCCATCTATTCCTACTACTTGACAGGGACAATATTTGAAATCGTGAATATGTTTGCTTTCTATTGTTTCCAAACATTTTCTGCATTGAATCGCGTGTCTTGTTTGTGTATATCTCACACCCGCATAGACTATGGAAGGCATTTCTCTACTCTATTTATAGAAACTTTATTTATACCTTTGATTAAAAAATACCAGTTTAATACAAATTATTTATTAGACCGAAGAGTTTAAAAGAAATATAATTAGATAGGTAAATGGAACGTCTATTTTTAACATTTGGAGAAATTGATAAATTAAAAGAAAAATATCCTGGTAAAATCCCTATTTTTGTTACAAAATCACCTAATTCTCCTGATATTCCAGATATCACAAAGCATAGATTCCTGGCTCCGTCAGATCTGCGACTAAGTCAATTTATATGGGTTATTCGTAAACAAATCCGCTTACCACCAGAAAAGGCATTGTTTATGTTTGTAAATAATACTCTTCCAACTTCTAGCTCTTTACTTTCTGAATTATACAGTCTTCATAAATCTCCAGATGGCGCCCTTCGTATGTCATATACGTCAGAAAATACATTTGGTTAAAACTTGTTTAATTTTTAATCCTTTTTAGAATTCTTATTCTTATTCTTATTCTTATTCTTGTTCTTCTTTACAACATCCATAGCTTGATTCACCTCAACTGGTGCCACTTCAACTTTAGTGCCAATTGGCATTACATATTGTTCTGCCAAAGGAACTGTAGGAGATGAATTGGGAGTTTGTGGTACATTTTCATTTGGTTTAATTTCATCTGGTTTAACTTCATCTGATTTAACTTCAACTGGTTTAACTTCATCTGATTTAACTTCAACTGGTTTAACTTCATCTGGTTTCACTTCTTCTACAGTTTCTTTAACAATAGTCGGTTCGGTTGTCGGTTCCTTTACTAGTTCAACAGCTTTTACTGAATCACTTGATGATTTTGTCTCGACTGTATCTGATGATGTATCAGTTACTGGCGTCGGAGCAGGATTAGATGTCTTAATTACAGCAATTACAGATTGTATTAGCCCCATTATATCTACTAAATAGTATTTATTCCTTTTAAGTTAATTTAACACAAATTTAAAATATATTACAGGTATAATATATTATTTAAAACCAGTATTTAATTGGATAAGTTGGGGCAAACATACGTTCTAAACCGGGTGTCCATTGATAGTAGTCATTCTTACCATCACGAACTGTATTTCTAGCTTGGAAAAATGGATCTAACCCTGCTGCAACATCTGAAGCGGTGTATGGAACCTCAATTACTTCCTCTCCTCGCTTCTCCATCGCTTGACGTTGTGTATCACGTTCAACCTCATCTTCCCATACAATATGCGGGTTTTTCTCCTTAACTTCCGTAATTTCCCAAATATTTTCACCTTGCTTTGATTTCTCAATAATAGGAATTAAGCCTTTTTTGCCATAAACTTTATCAGTTAATGCTTTAACATCATCGACCGAGTATTGAAGAAGGCCCTTGCTACATTCAGGCTTATAAGTCTGTAAAATCTTCCTCTCTTCTGCTTCCATTGCGGCAGTATCAGGCGGTGTCATATCAGAACCATTAATCTCGTTGTACATCTTGGTAGGTGGTGGATTATTAAGATCTTCAACAACTTTCTTTTCAAATTGTGCTTGATTATCTTGGAAGTATTGCGAGTTTGGTGGCTGTACTGACCAATCCATAGGATACCGGGTCATAGCGTCGCTAATTTGTTTTCTGGATGCGGTCTTTGATCCTTGGTTTTGGAAGACTGCTGATATTTCATAATCATCCAAATCATCAATTGGGTTCATCAGATAGGGTTTTTCCGGCGGGTAAACAGTCATATTTAAATCATCTCGTGGCGTCCCGTCAGGATTAAATCTATTTTTGATATCATCCTCGCTTTGAAAAGTTTCTAAATACTTACGACCACCAAAATATAGTACAAAGTACCCGAATATCAACAGAAAGAACAGGGTGATTAAGTTTGAATTAGCCATTTGACTCCTATATCTTCCATACATTAATAAACAATATCAAAGTAGAATGGCAACTCGAAAGTTTCGTAAATCAAAATCCCGTACGACTAGTCGGAGACCTAAGAGAACAGTTCGGAGACATAGGACTTCAACTGCTGGAAAGATATTACCACCACTCGATGTGCGTTCAAAGAAACATCTTTCAGAGTTTGAAAAACGTCTCAAGAAAGGGCCTCTTATGATTATGATGGTCTATGCTGATTGGTGTGGCGCCTGTCATACAATGATGCCCCATTTTGACGCTGCTGCTAAATCCCCTGGTCGCTCGATACAGGCTGTTAAAGTTAACGAGCAAATGTTACAAGCAGTCAATAAAAGTATTAATGAAAAAGTTAATAAATCTGCGAAGCCTCTTAATGTTGAAGGCTATCCCAGCATTATTGTAGTTGATAACAAGGGAAATGCTGTAACCGAGATTGAACCAGTAAGAAATACGGAGTCAATGACTGCTCTAATGGCACAAGCTGGGCCACTTGCTGAAACTGCTGGAATTAATAGAACAAATCAGAATCCCAATAACGTAGTTAATAATGTTGTTAAGACTGGTATTAAAAATATCGTGTCAAATGTAAATAACAGTGTAGCTAATGAAAATCCTATAAATGTAAATAACGCTTCAAATGCGATGGCTATGACTGTAAATAATGCTTCAAATGCAATGGAGATGACTACAAATAATGCTACAAATCTAATGAATATGACTTCAAATGTGGCGTCTATGACTGCGAATAATAAAAATAAAAAGTTATTAACAAATCTTGGTATTGAGAATCAAGGTTTAGTTACAGGTGTTCCAAAAGGTAACAATATGAATCTAAATTCAAGAAATGTAGATGTTGGTGAAGATGAACTTTTAGGAAGTATTGCCTCAAAAAATAATAAAAATAAAAATATTAAATTAGCATCAATTTCACCTAATAAATTAGCTAATGCTGGTCTTAATACTGAAAAGAGTGTTAAAGAGAGTTTGAAAGAGGCAACTGCTCCATCTCCACTAAATACATTTGGATCAGTAAAAAATGAATCCAAAGGCCCTGCTATAAGTGCTAATATAAAGAAAGAAGCAGAGGCGGTTACTTCTTTAGCCGCGCCTCTTATGCCACCAAGTGTAGGAAGTGATATGGAAGAATCAGAGAGTATTAGTAATAAGTTAACGGCTGAACAAAAGGTAGGCGGTGGTGGGTATAATCGCAAAGATGGTGGAAGCCTGTATTCTGCTATGGCGCGCACAACATACTTACTTGCTCCTGCAGCTGGTCTTCTAGCAACAGCCGCAATGGTTATGAAGGGTAAAAAGCGTAAATCATCAAAGAAGAATCGTAAAACTAATAAAACTCATAGACGTCGCCGTTAAAATTTGAAATCTCTTTAAGTCCCCAAAAAGGCGTGAGATAAATTTGAAGCTATATTTTATAACATCATTAGCAGCCATACAATGTCCGCTAATGACGTTGCTGTGAAACAGCACCTCGATTGTCATTCCAAGACAAATGACGTAGTATTTCACTTGCTGGACATCCAAGCTCGCGATATGCGCATCGAATCCGAACAGGAAGATGTTCGCGAAATCGCCTACGAATCCAATTCTGAATCCGACGACGAAGAGTTCAAGGCACGGCGCAAAAAGAAAAAAACAAACAATAACTTTAGTCAGCAAAAAGAATTAGTCATTCATCTTTTCGGCGCCGATGAAAATGGTAAAACCATCCGCTGCGACGTAACTGGCTTTCGACCTACACTCTATATTCGCCTCCCTGAAGATAAAACCTCTTTGTGCGCCGACTCCATTAAACAATACATCAATGGCCAGGGAATCCCTATGAGTCAACTTAATATCAAGCGTATCACCAAGAAAATCTTCTATGGATTTACCGCAAATACCTTCTATCCATTCCTACAAATTGACGTGCCATCCCTCGCACTCTTTCGTAATATTCGCAACCTTTTCCTTGATGAAAATCTAAATCCACACACTAAGAGACCCCTTGATGGACCTATGCGCGGAAAAGTAGTTGAACTCTTTGAAGCTAATATTGATCCTATGCTTCGATTTCTCCACTCACAAAATATCCAACCCTGCGGCTGGGTTGCCATTAAAGACGGAAAAACTTCTATCTCTGAAGACACTGAATCTGGACTTGTTATTGAATGTGACTATGAACAAGTTATACCCACAAAAGGACCTCGTGTTGCTGCTCCATTCCTCACTGCGTCTTGGGATATTGAGTGCTTCTCTATGACTGGCGATTTTCCTCTAGCTAAACGCACTTGGAAGAAAGCAGTAAAAGATGTAATTGCTCTTACTCGTGATGCTCCTCGTGCAACCGACCTAATTATTAACAGTCTATCTACTGGACAAAATCCAGTTGAAACACTCCCTAAAGGTATGACTCCCATCTACTGCCAACTCAAAAAACCACTTCAAGACGTGTCCTTAAAACTACTTGATTCAACTATCCAAACAAAGATTGATGATATTCTAAAACTTCAAAGTGATATTGATGACAAAATCGCTCAATTTGAAAAGCTACTCACTGCCACACTTAAGAGCCTTGTATATCTTGTTGGCGACCCTGTCATTCAGATTGGTACTACACTCACTCGCGGAACACCTGAGTCAGTAGAGCGTCATCTATTCGTCTTTCCAGATTGTGCCCCTATTCCTGGTATCACTGTACACTCCTATCGTTCAGAAAAGACTATGATCCTTGCCTGGTTTGAATGGATGATTAAGATGAATCCTGATATCCTCATCGGCTACAACGTATTTGGTTTTGATGAATCCTATACCTGGCACCGCGCAGAAGAACTTGGTCTCATTCATTCCAACTCACCTATTCATCAGCTTACTCGCCTCTTTGCCCTATCTAGCGAAGTTAAACTGGAAGAGAAGTTCCTAAGTTCCTCCGCTATGGGTGATAACTTGATGTATATCTGGACAACTCACGGTCGCCTACAAGTAGACTTGTTCCATTACATCAAACGTAATAATATACTTCCCTCTTACAAACTAGATGAAGTTACTAAACACTTTATGTCTGGCAAACTTAAGAGTCAAAAATACGAAGGCGGCATACTCACTCTTGAAGTAGCTGGCGCCATCAAAGATGTTAAACCTGGCCGTGCCATCACCCTTCTTGATGATACTGGTGAAACTGTGTCTCCTAAGCTTGTAGTAGAGAAGGTAGATGGAAATAAGATTTCGTTTACGTGTGAACTGGACTATGATGCGCTTAATGAAATGGATGATGCTACCAAGTGGGTTATTGTAAAAGATGATGTAAGCCCTCAAGATATATTCCGTCTCCATCGTGGGTCAGCAGAAGATCGTGCCATTGTTGGTAAATACTGTCTTCAAGATTGCGACCTAGTAATTGATCTGTATCGAAAACTGGAAACCTTTAATAACACAATGTGTATGGCGAATGTTTGCTCTGTACCACTCAGCTATATCTTCACTCGCGGCCAAGGCATCAAAATCGAATCACTTATCTTCAAAGCCTGTAAAGAGCGCGATATTCTAATTCCTGTACTTTCATCTCCTCGACAGGGTAGCATAGAAGATTCTTATGAGGGCGCGATTGTACTAAATCCTGACCCTGGATTCTACTCTGATTCGCCTATTGGTGTGTGTGACTTCGCATCTCTATATCCATCCACTATTGTAAGTGAGAATATTAGTCACGACTCTCTACTTTGGATTAAGGACTTCAATTATGATGGAACTCTAATTTCGCATAACTGGGGATCTGAAGTCTATGATGATTGTGAAGGATATGGCTATACTGATATTGAGTTTGATATCTGGCGACCTGATCCAAATGATAAGCGCAAGCATCCTGTAAAGGTACGCTGTGGCCGCAGAATCTGTCGTTATGCCCAACCACTCGATGGAACTAAATCAACACTGCCTCAAATCACTATGTGGCTCTTACAAGCCCGAGAGGCAAAGAAAAAAGATATGAAGGGTGAAAAAGATCCTGAACGTTATGCCCTTCTTGATGCTGAACAGCTGGCCTACAAGCTTACAGGTAACTCTCTTTATGGCCAGTTGGGCTCTGGTACTTTCAAGATTCGTCTTCAAGCTCTAGCAGCCTCTGTAACATCTTATGGTCGTAAACAGATTCTCTTTGCCAAGGATGCGATTGAACTATTTTATGGACCTAGAGTAAAACGTCTTGATTGTAGCGCAAAAGTAGTATATGGGGACACTGACTCTTTATTCGTAGAGTTTAATCCTCGTGATCCAAAGACAGGAGAGCGGCTAGAGGGTCGTGAAGCTCGTCAGGCAACAATTGATATTACAGATGAAGCTGGTGCCTTTATTACAAAGACTCTAGCTGCTCCACACGATTTCGAGTTTGATAAAGCATTTGATCCAATGCTAATGTTTTCGAAGAAACGGTATGCTGGAAATATGTACGAAAATAATGCGGATGAGTATGTTCATAAATATATGGGTATTGCATTGAAGCGACGTGATAATGCTCCAATTGTTAAGACTATCTTTGGTGGTGCTATGAAAATGCTTCTTGATAGACGAGATGTTGATGGGGCATTCAAGTTTGTAAAGGATAAGTGTTTGGAGCTAGTTGATGGTAAGGTGTCACTAGGTCAGCTAACAGTTACTAAATCACTTCGTGCTGATTATGCAAATCCGCTTAGTATTGCACACAAAGTCTTAGCTGACAGAATTACTGCAAGAGATCCTGGTAATGCTCCAGCAGCAGGTGATCGAATTGGATATGTATATATCAGTCCAAAGACAGGTCAAGAGGCCTCAAAGTTACAAGGTGATCGTATTGAGACTCCACTTTATGTGAAAGAGAATAGCTTGGTGCCAGATTATAAGCATTATATCGAGCATCAACTTCAGAATCCTATTTCACAGGCATTCGGTCTTCTACTTGAAAGAATTCCTGGCTTTACACCATCAATGATAGCAAAGTGCCCTCCAAAGCCTGGAATTATGGATGGTTCTTTAGAAGCGGATAAGATGTTGGATGTGTGGCTTGGATTCCGTGAAAATATTGCGGCTCAACTTCTATTTAGTGATTGTCTGAAGAAGTTTGAGAATACCAGTCGTCGCAATGCACTCTATAATATGTTTGGAACAAGTGCTAAAGTGACAATATCTAGTTCAACTAAGCCACAAAATCAAATTGTAACACCAACTGTGGTGACTACGAGAGGAAAGCCTAAAGTAGCACCTACTACTCAAAAGACTATTAGTAGTTTCCTAATGGATTCATTCATTGTAGATAATATTAGAAAGAAAGACCGTGCCACAGCTGCGGCTAAGAAAAAACTAAAAGCAGAGGCAGAGGTAAAGGCAGATGCAGATAATGATTAGTGATAATATTGTTTATATGTGCTGTACCTTTTAGGCATAACTATCTTAGAATTATTTTTTTATGTTTGTTTCTTGTTTCTTGTTTCTTGTTTCTTGTTTCTTATACCTGCGTCCGACTTATACACAGTATAAAATATACACACCTAATTAGTATTAAATGGGAAATAGTGCTTCAGCCAATAATAGTTTACACTTTATAGTAATAGCTAACAAGAACCAAGCACAGGCCCTACTTGATACTGCTGAAAAAGAAGATTTTTATCTTGAGGAATGTCACGATAATAAAGCAAATTCACTTGCTCGGCGAAATCTAACATATTTCGCAAATCAAGTATCAATACAAGATAATAATTATGCTATGGCATATCTTGATGCGGCTAATTTATATTTACCTATAAGGCTTTTAAATGATTTGAAGGAGGTTAAAATAGTTCAGTTGATGCCATCTGCGGATGGTGGAATGCCTCATACAAGACCTGATAATATTATTTGCTATCCAGATATTAGTCAGTTATTTTCAAAAACAACACTAATTCACGAATTATGGCATATTCATCAAAGGGCTTTTAAAAATGAATGGTTTAAAACATTTAAGCGTCTGGGCTGGATGATGTGGGATGGTAATTTACCAGAACAATTGGAAAGTGCAAGGCGTTATAATCCTGATACGTTAGATTGTCCATTATGGATATTTGATAGTCAATGGATACCTGTTCCAATCTTCAAAGATATTACAAAACCTAATGTGGCTGATATTGAAATCTGGTTTTATAATCCTGAAAAGCAATATCATATTAAGAGAGTGCCGTCAGAACTTGTGACATACTTTCCTAATTTGCCACCAAATGCGTATGAACATCCTCGAGAAATGACCGCATATATGTTATCTGAGCCTGATAAATATAGAGAGTCTCAGGGTTTTAGACATTTAATAGAATCAATTGGTCAACTATCAATTTTGTCATCTAAAAATATTTCTAATTAATAGATCCCCTATGTGTAATAAGGATAAGAAATGTCGTGCGTGGATATCTTTAGATTCACTAGGGATATCAGCGCAAGGTTGTCTTAGAGATTCTTCTTGGCTACATGGTATAACTATTCCATGTAACCAGTCTATTTTTAATCAACAGTTATATATTGACCTGCCAACTAAAAAGCTAATGTGTATTAAAAATGTAGCACACGGGAAATTTGGATGTATAGATTTAGCACAGTATGATACGCAGACAAAACATTCTGAAGTATATGTTAAGCGGCCTATTCTACCAGGTAAAACACTTCTGTATGAGGCGTGTATTCAGAAATTAGTGGGAGACAGTCTTGCAAATATTGGATTTCCGACAGGTGCGCCAGCTCTTGTAGGTTTATTTCGTTTAAAAGATGAATCTATATGTTTTGCAATGGAACAGATTAACGGTGCGTCTACTTTAGACAGATATCTTGAATCTGTTTCTAAAGTACAATTTCCAACAGTTATTATTGACTGTCTACTTCAATTAAGCGCGATGATTTGGCATCTTGATACTATACTTGGCATCAATCATAGGGACTTAAAGCCGAGTAATTTTCTGATTGTTGAACACGATGCGCCTAAACGTAAAATAATTAACGTTGAAACCGATATTTTGGAGATAGAATCAAAACATTCCCTCACCTTCATTGATTTTGGATTCTCTTGTTTAGGATCTACTGAGACACATATCTCTGATATCTCTCTCAGTACTGTTTACTCCAAAATGGATCCTTGCCCTAAAGAGGGACGTGATATGTACTTATTCTTAGCCTTTCTATATATCGATTATCATCAAAAACTACCATCGAGACTTCTGATCCTATTTGAATCCTGGCTTCATATACCAGGTTCTAATCTATGTGGCTTTATGCGAAAAGATAAAGAAAACTCTAAAAAATGGCTATATTTTATGGCAGGCAATGAAAGTATTAAACGATTTAGTTCTTGTCCTAAAAGCATTGTCAAAGACCTACAGGCTTTTATTTAGTTTGAATTGTTGAAAGATCCGTGCGCTTAGGAAACCAATACCCTACACTATAATACACCTTTGAATCCTCACTACATTTGGCCAAACTTTGACTATTACTCTCAAACCCTCCATAATACATATTGTAAGGAATATGAACTTCTGTTGCGCTGCCTAGAAGGGCTGCCATCCAAGACATAGTCGAAGCAGACGTAATAAACTTCTTGGCTTTTAACATAAAATCAAAATCATCACCTAGAATACCAGTTATAATAGTAGGATTTAGATCATCAAATTCACTTAGATATTCTTTTTCCCATTCTGCCTTTGGCGTATTACATACGATATAGAGTTTGTCATATTTAATAGTCTTAATAATATTTTTAATGTCTTCTGGATCATATAGCTGCGAAGTCTTATTCTCCATATCAATAAAATCGGCCCATTGAAATGCACCAGCTAGACGAACGTGTACTACCAAATCATTCTCCGTCGGCTGAACAGTATGTTTAGTTTGATACTTTATAATATTACTGATTTTGATACGGTTACTAATATTATTATTATTCTCTTCAGTAAAGAGAGAACGGATATAATCACGTTCCTTCAAAAAAATCTCTGAACGCTGGAAAAAACCCATCATTAAAATATCTTTCGATGTATCAAGTTCATACTTACGCCCCTCAAGATGTGCTGTAATAATACGTTTAAATTTTTCATCATCAATTGTTGTGTTAAATTCCAAATTAATCTGGAAAGTGGGTTTCACTGCATCGTAGCCGTAAATTTTCTTAATAATTTCTGCGGCGAAATAGTGAAATAAGTTATTACCAAATTGGCCTTGGACTAGAAAATTAACAGTCTTCATCTCTTTTCTTCTCTTTAATATATTGAATATGTTTAAGTGTTTTTAAACTCACATACAGTGCTTTAAAAACTAATCCAATATTTAGATAAGTCTGTTTAATTTTAATGGTAATCCGTGACCGAATAATATCATATATATTAAAATACAAGATGCTATTAAAATACTTCTATTTTCAGCCACATTACTTTTTTGCCCTAATCCAAATATCATAACAACATATAGTATAATTCCAATTATTACTGAATGTAACAACATACTCAGACCCCTTTCCATTGTATATTATACATTTATAAATTAATTATATCTAACTGATAGTTTAGAATGCTGATATATCTGAACTCATTCTCACACAATTTAAAGCTTTGCCTAGTATATAATTTAGTGGTCAAATGGCATTTGTGCAAGCAATGAATACCCCTGATACGACCAAAAAAGGCGTCAACAGTGCCGATGTCTATACTGAAGAGGGAGTCGGTGATTACAGAGTCTCCCTTTTCACAATGCTCAATCGCGGGCTTGAACAATCATATATCCAAGACTATACTCGTAAAATTTACAACCGTAATGTGCCAGATGAGATGTGTGATCTATTTGTAATGGCTTTTCAGACTCGCGATGTACGCGGCGGGAAGGGCGAACGCCGTCTTTTCCATCACTTCATCCATGCTCTTTATGAACACAACAAGGAAACTGTTCGTCAAATGATTAAACTCATTCCTGAATATGGCTGCTGGCGTGATATGTGGGAACTTCTAAAAGATATCCCTGAACTCGAGTCTGAAATCTTTAGAATTACTCGTGAATGTTTTAAAGATGATCTTGTAAAATGCCATTCAGATCAGAAAAGTAAAATGTCTCTTCTTGCCAAGTGGCTCCCTCGTGAGAACTCTGGTACTTATCCTGGTCTCGCAAGGCGACTTGCCAATCATATTTATGGTTTTGAAGAGTCTGAACGTAAGCGCCTTGTAAAGTATCGCAAAGATACAAGTATGATGAATAAAGCTCTAAAGACGGTGGAGATCAATATGTGTAGTAAAAGTTGGGCTGAAATTAAGCCTGAATCAGTCCCTGGTCGCTGTCTCAAGATTCACAACAAGGCTTTTCTTAATGAGAGTGTAAAGAAATCCTACACTGATGCTCTTCGGTATGCTACTTCAGAGGATCGTATGGAATGTAGAAAGCATTTTCAAGAATTCGTCGAGGCCCTTGCTAAAGGTGAGAAGAAGGCACACGGGGCCAATGTTGTAATGCCCCACGAACTCGTTATACAGGCACTAGCACATGGCACCTCTCAAGATGAACTTGGTATTAATCAAGGCCAATGGGTTTCTATTCGTGAAGAGACCTTGAAGCTTGGTGGGCTTGGCAAGTGTGTTCCTATGTGCGACTTCAGTGGCTCTATGAATGGACTCCCTAAACTAATTTCTCTTGCACTTGGTATTCTTGTGTCTGAGATTAACCACAGTGCTTTCAAGGACCATATCCTGACTTTTGATGCTGAGCCTAAGTGGCATTCTTTCGCTGGCAAGAATACACTAAAGGAGAAGCTTGATAGTATTCGTGGTGATCTTGGTCAGGGGCTCAACACTAATTTCTACAAGGCTTGTATGCGAATTGTGGAGAAGATGAAGCAAGCCAAAGTTCCAGTTGGTGATGAGCCTGCTGACCTCATTGTTTTTACAGATATGGGATTTGACGCGGCTATTAGAGATAATAACTATTATGGTCATAACACAGTAAAATCAGCTGTATGGGATACTCAGATTCAACAGATTCGCGATGAGTTCAAGAAGGCTGGTGAGGAGGTATGGGGTGTAGGCAATGGTTGGAAAGCGCCTCGTATTGTAATCTGGAATCTAAGTGCCAATTTCAAGGATTTCCACGCGGCCGCGGATCAAGAGGGAGTTGTACAACTTTCGGGCTGGTCTCCTTCAATGCTCAAGGCTTTACAAAAGGGCGGTGTTCAAGTAATGACACCCTATCAGGGAATGCGTGTTATTCTTGATGATGAGCGTTACGATGAAGTGCGTAAAGTCTGGAATATGATTCACCAAATTTGAAGTGGTTGATAATTTCAATATAGGGTTAGAAAATGAATACTCTTCCATATTGTAATATTTTACAGTTTCCATTAAAGTCCTTTTCATATAGACAGGACTATTCCAAGTTACTTGAACTTATTAGAGATTATGTTAGCCAAGACTGTTGGGCCTTTGTTATAAATAATGAAATCATTTTCAATTCATATAATGCTCAATCAAAAACTTTTAAACATATACTCGAAGAAAAAATTATTCGAGATAAAATTATTGAGAATCCGCAAAACATTCTTGCTGAAGTAAATTGTCGTAATATTAATACTAGGATAGAGATCTATATGTTTTCACTACCAGAGTCCTATAAGCTTGTGATTATATATGAAGCGGCTTTATCTATATATATTGTATATCGACTAAATTCACAAGGATTTATTGATGAATTTGGTGAAGATAATGAAATCTAAATTATAGCTGCCCAAAAGGGGCTTAAAGAACCCAAACCATAATAGGGTAGGAAGAAAAGCTCTTCCTAGGTGAACAACTAACTTCACTATGTGTAACGTATTCATACAGCAATTACTCTAAATTATTGTTTATAATTAATTAACGAATACAGCCCTTACACATAATGAAGTTAGAGGCCTCTTAATACTCCAGTATCTATACAGCAATTCATATCTTATTTAAAAGGTTTTCTGGATACAGCGTGGGTATTAATCATCGTATGTTGCGTGTTGTATGTTGTATAATGTGTTATATAAAATGGTCAATATTAAAAAGAAAAGAAAAGAAAAGAAAAGAAAAATGTGAGAAAGGAGATTTGAGATTTGAGATTTGAGTTTTTTTGAAATTAATTTGCGTCCAAGGTTGTTTCCTGTGCGTTAAGAATCTATACAGCCATCTTATATAAAATTATATTGATTAATTTAAGATTTTTGGATTCTGAGCTACTTTATAATGGTTACTAGAAGAATGCTTATGGATGTGATAAGCAATTGATATTTAGGCTATACCAATTACTTAAAACATCCAGTAATGAAGTCGCGATTCATTGGTGTTGCTTTTAGTTTTTTTCAGAACATACTAGTCTGACTTTATAGCTATAAAGGATGATGACTAAATGAGACTGATTACTGTTCGATTAGAGGTGCTTATACCCCTCGCTGGTAGAACAGACTCATAAAGGGAGGAAATACACTGCAATTACGGAATTTTCCGTATATAAACATATTCGTTCTATACAGTGCCTATGCTGTAAATACTTAGAGAAATTAGATGATAATGGGGTGTAGAATAAGTGGGAGCTCTGAAAAGGACGATCTTGAAATACCACTACTCGCATCAAAATCTCTGAATGTTGTTCATAGGTTTTTAGGTTATTAAGGAAACTTAGTAGCCTAAAACAAAATCCATCCACTGCCTTTGTGTTAATTGACGTTTTAGGGATATACAGTTTCATTACAGTTATCCTTAAAAGTGTTCGATTAGGGTATGATGGTGTTTACAGTTGGAAGACTGTAAATGGTGTAAAATGATTGTTATCGTGTGGTAACAGTTGTTCCCTTTTATTTCGGTGAATACTAAAATGATTGGTTACCAAAGCATTTTGCTAGGCCCTCTCGTGTTTCCTACTGTGGAAAATACGTGAGGGCTTTTTTGCGTTCTTAATATAGAACAAAATGTCAGAGTATGGCCCAAATCCTGAAGATTTAACCGATGAAGAAAATGAAATTATTGAACCCTGTGAATCCGATGAACTCTGTGAACCCTATGAACCCTGTGAAACTAAACAAGTTGCTATCGCAGTCCAACAAGGTCAACGGCGACGTGTTATGAAAGGTATGACATACAATATCGATGAAAAACACGGCTATATTTACTTAGTTCGCACCCGAGAATTTAAATCACTCAATCGACAAATCTACAAAGTTGGTCGCACATCTCAGTGCCCTGATACCAGAATTGGCCGACTCCATAAATATACAAAAGGATCTGAAATCTATTTAATTTTACAATGTCACGTAAACGATGTAAGCTTAATTGAAAAAGAAATTCTTGAACAATTCTGCTTAAAATGGGACCCTGGTCCAGATGGCTCAGAAGATTTCATTATCCCTACCCCTAAAGAATTAATGGCTGCCAAACAGATCATCTTCGATGTCATTAAAAAATACGAAGAGAGAAGACTATAATATTTATGCTAGTCTTCTTCTACTACAATATCCTCGCGCCAGATTAGAAGGCCTTTGCTGACAGATAAATAATTATGATCTGCTTCTATAAAACAGGAATCCCAATCTTTCGGTGTAAAAGTATTATCATAGTCTACTAAATACTCTTTATCATTTATTTTAACTGTCATCTTCTTTGTAGCTGGATTTTTAGAAGCAAACTCCTTCATCTCATTTATTAATGTATTACTGGGGAATACTATAGAATTATGGTCAACCTCATCTAACCAATCTGTCGGATTGAAATAGCCATTACCAACAACAAATATTGGAGGAACGCTGCCATAATCATCGATCTCATAAAACGGATACACTATTTTTTGATTCTGTGCATCCCAGAAAAGGAGATTATTATTTCTGTAGTCATCATTTAGATAGTGAATTGTTGCACCATTACAAAGGTTATTCTGTTTAGCATATATGGTTGCTACAGCCTCAATTACTCCTCGATTGCTAAATAGAAGATTGCTTAGCGAATCTGTAGAAGTCTTTAAGATAGATCTGAATGCTACTAATTCAGGGTTCTTTGATGTCTTAATTATATACTTTATTTGTGCTTCAGTTAGTTCTTCACGGGGCATTTTGAGATAATAATATGTATGTTACTTGGAATAGTTTAGCAGTCTAATCTATTTAAATGTTATATATGGTTTCAATTTTTAATCAATAAAAATATACATATTTTATATCTTTATTGATTTGCGAATTTTTCCTAAAAGGCGCATTAGTTTTTTTGGGTGCTTTTTCCTAAAAGGCGCATTAGTTTTTTTGGGTGCTTTTTCCTAAAAGGCGCATTAGTTTTTTTGGGTGCTTTTTCCTAAAAAGCACATTAGTTTTTTTGGGTGCTTTTTCCTAAAAAGCACATTAGGCCTTAGACCGCCACTGAGTATCACATACATTACAAATATATAAGAACTTCATATTTATAGCATCATATTTCAGGTAAATAACATCTTTTTCTTTTCCTGAAGTGTTTGAGGCACATCCTGCATTAGGGCACTTAATAGTGTTGACGTGAGGAAGTGTAGGGTCTTTTTTAGTGAATTCATTCATAAGGATTTTGTAGCCTTCTGAAGTTTTCTCTTTGAGGTCAATTTCAAGAATTAGGCCACCCTTTTTATCTTCTTCTTGGAAACCACAATTACGACAAATACGTCGGAGCGTCTTGTCATTCTGATCAAGATACAAGTAATATTTACACACTGGGCAAAAGTCGCTATCTTTCATTTTGCTCGTCCTACTAATATCTGTGAAGCCGTTTTAAATCAAATTTTATATCCTCAGCTTAAACTTATTTTATATCATTTATTCAATGAGCTCTCCAATAATTTTTCATACCCAACACAGTATTAATTGTACTAAAATTTTTAACCAATTTATTAAAGGAGACCGATATATTAAATATTATAATAAATATCTAATTCCATATCAATGTAACCATATTAATTACCCATATCGTATAATCTATGGTAACTTCGTATATCCTATGTATAATACACTTAAAAGATCTATTCTATCTAAAGGTACCACTTTTAATTATAGTTATATAAAGGGAAAAGAATTTATTACTGAGTTTAATCCTACTACACTTAGGGATTATAATATTTTTTCCCAAACATTTCTGTATGTGAATGGAATTGAGGTATGTGAACATACTTTACAGCCAAACTCTATACTGCTCTTCTCCATTGACAAGGCTATTGCAGAACCTCTCATTCAAAATCAGCTACTTTAAACCCATAGGTATTATAAACGTGTTTTTTTGTATATATATAATAAATAATGGATACTTTTACAAAGTTATTCTGGCTTAGTTTCTTACTTTTTGTTGGGTTTTCCTTATATTTATTATATTGTACAAAAAGAACTTCAGTACTTTATGCGCAGATTGCTTCCGGTTTTGCGATGTTTATAACTAGTAAGATTGGGCGTAAGTTTGTAGGACTAGAGTGATATTTAGTACCCATTAATTTCACGACCACAGACCACTTAAAGGAAAAAATTGAAATCATACTTTACCCCCATATTTACATCAATATCATTTGCTGTAACTATAAATTGCGTATTTTTAGTGAGTTTATTCCATTAAATAAAATTTGACAGATGAGAAAAGGGATGAGTAGTCGTAACACAATGCCTACTATCACAGATAACTTCCTAGAAACCACCTTTGGGGTATTCCTCGACTCACGTCGGGTCACCGAAAAAGGTGATATTTGCTCCTTTACGGGTATGGGAACTATGCGCGGTAAATTTATGGTAAAAGATGAAGATTACCCGCATTTCCTAGACCTACTCCACGAATACCTATTTACTCAACAACGACGACCCCTCAACCTCGTCGAACAACGTCGATGCGACCTCTATACCCCAATCCTCATTGACCTTGACTTCAAATACCCCACTGAACGCGCCATCCAACGCCAATTTGAACTCTCTCACATACACACATTCATCCGAAAGTATGTGGAGAATATAACTCACTTCTATCAACTTGAAGATTATAAACCTCTGCGCTTCTTCATCACACTACGCCCCGCGCCATATGAAGACAAGAAAACAAACTCAATCAATCGCTCCATCAAAGACGGCGTTCATATCGAGTGCCCAGATCTCATTCTACACTCTGAACACCAACAGGTACTGCGTCATCGCTCTATCGAGCTTGCTAATCTGACGAATGCCTTTAAAAATACTGGATATATCAATGCTGAAAAAGATATCTTTGATGAAGCGATTGTTAAGAAAAACGGATGGTTCTTCTATGGTGAATCTAAACCTGATATCCCTTCTTACAATCTTACCTCTGTTTACATTTATGACCCTACCACTGGAACCTTCTCTGAAGAAGATATACACAATTTCTCCAGCCGCCAACTTCTAGAACTACTATCCATTCGCTACAACCTTCACGTTGATACTATCCCCTTCAATGAAGAGACCCAAGAAGAATGGAAATATCGCCTTGATTACTGTACTGGTAAACGAAGTGCCCTTATCATAGATGAACAACCTATCGAAATTCCTATCGCTGTTACCACAACTAACAATGTGTATGAACAAATTGAACTCGATAAGATTGCCATCGCTAAAAAGCTTGCCATCGAATGTCTATCCACCGAGCGCGCTAGTGGCTATCAATCCTGGATCGAAGTTGGCTGGTGCCTCCATAACATCGACTCCTCTGAAGATATGTTCAATGCCTGGATGGAATTCAGTAATAAGTGCCCTAAAGCTGGCGAAAATAATGTTGGATCCCTTCTACGCGACTGGAATCGTGGATGGAGTCGCAACGGGCACGAACGATGCTTTACTATTCGCTCCCTTCATATGTGGGCCAAACAAGACAACCCTCGCAAATACAAAAAAATTATGAATGAAAGCTTTGTAGATTTCGTTGAACGCGAAGTTGATGCCACTCATACCCACATTGCACGCCTTATGAAACGTATGTACAGCAACAATTATTGTGCCGCTGTTGATAGCAAAAAGGTCGACTGGTATGAATTCACTGGCAACTGCTGGAAAAAACTTGCACAGGGCATTGATCTACGTAATAAAATGACCACTGAAGTCGCCCAAGTTATCTCTGATACTCGTACCAAAATCCGCAATCGTCTAACCGATCTTAGCAACGACGAACGCTCATTCGAAGAAACTCGTATGAAAAAGATGACCAAGATCGAACAATGCCTTTACACCTCTGGCTTCAAAGATTCCGTTATGAAAGAATGTATTGGCCTCTTCTACGAAGAAGATTTTGCTCAGAAACTCAACTCCAATCAGTATCTTATCGGGTTTAATAATGGTGTAATTGACCTTCACGCTATTCGTACAACTGATAATGGTGATAAAGAATACTATGTAAACTTTCGCAAAGCAGAACCTACTGACTTTGTAACATTTATGGCAGGTCGTTACATTACTAAGAATTGTGAGCCCATCGATTACATAGAATATAATCCTACTGACCCAGATCAGGCTCCTATTCATACTGAAATTGATGACTTTATGACTAAGGTCTTTCCTCGCCCTGAATTGAGAAAGTATATGTGGCGCAAACTTGCATCCTGTCTTGAAGGCGCAAACAAAGAACAGACTTACGAGACCTGGATTGGTGTTGGTGGTAATGGTAAATCCAAACTTGTTGACTTGATGTCTATGGCTCTTGGAGACTATACTAGTTCGCTACAAAGTACAGCTATGACTCGTAAACGACCTGATGCTGGTGCAGCTAATCCTGATATTATGGCCATTCGCAATAAACGCTTTATCTATATGGCTGAACCTGATGACCGTGAACCACTCAATACTTCTCGTATGAAGCAGTTTACAGGTGAAGATGATGTAGAAGCACGTGGTCTCTTTGAAGAACAAACCAAGTTCAAAATCACTGGTAAGATCTTTATGTTGTGTAATGCATTCCCTGCGATTAATACAATGGACAGAGGTACTTGGCGTCGTGTTCGTGCGATTCCTTTCGAATCTAAATTCGTTGATCCTGGCGTTGAAGATGTAAATCCTAACTCAAATATCTACCCCCGTGATAATCAGCTTGACGCAAAACTTAAGAAGTGGCGCACCCTATTTATGTCCCGTCTCGTTCATATCTACAAAACTGAATACCTTCTTAATGGACTTGGCGTTATTCCATCTATTGTAACTCAGGAATCTAGTAAGTATCAAGAATCTTTCGATTCCGTTGCAAAGTTTATGAATGCTCGCATCCGTGAAATTCCTAAAGGTGGCTACGAAGCAAACATCAAAGACATCTTCCGTGTTTACAAGAACTGGTATGAATCTATTGGTGGAGGTGTAGGTCGCAAACTTTCACAAAATGAACTCTACAAACGCCTATGTGATAAATGTGGAGAACCATCTGATAAAAAGACTTTCAAACAGATGCGCCTCTTTGAAGACGATGTTGATATTGAAGAATATGATAAATCACTTAATGAAACTAGCTAAATATTGTGATTCATAAATAAATTATTATTTTTATGTTAAGAAATGCATAAGCATAAATAGAAACATAGTTAGGAAACAACTACCAACAAATATTTTTCCAAATGCTACCAATTTTAGTTCTGATGATGCTGTATATACATAAATTATTGATATAATCATAAATAGATATGCTATTACTACAAATGCCATTGTATAGTCTTCAACAAAACGAAGAACCTTTTTTGACTGAGGCTCTTTTATTGTATCTTTAACATCTGAAAAATCTCTATTAGATCTCTCAATAATTGACTCATTCTTATCAACCTCTTTCAATAATGTTTCCTTTTTCGTCTTTAGTTCTATATGTCGCTCCTTAACTTGCTTAGCAATATCTTGATATCCAAACTGTCCAAACATTGAATCACCCATCATCAATGAATCACCCACTGTACCAGTTAATGATTCTAAATCTTTTTGTAATTTAAATGTATTAGAAGCAAAATTTGTATTTCTATTTAGTTCTGTTGTAGTAGTACAATCGTTAATTTGTGAATTAAGAGCATTTAGTCCATTAGGAACTGACCTACAAACTGCGGCAGTAGCATTCTTATCTTCAAATGCCTCGGCCTGTGGCGGAGATACTTTTTGTTGATTTAAGCAACTCATTCTATTATCACTCTGATATAATGTTTTGTAAAATATTACAAAGTATTATATAATTAAAATAACTAATCTATTTATTAATTATTGGCCCATAGGAGCAGGAGTAGCGGTAGGAGCAGGTGCTGCATACTGTGATACAGTTGACTCTATACCCTGAGTTACTGAGGAAACTTCTTGCGTAGCACTCTGTGCTGCAGATGATACCGCTTGACTAGCACTACTAATTCCACTTTGGATATCAGACTCTAATGAATTAATTCCACTCTCAATACCTGATAGAGCACCTGGACACAAAGGAATTGGAATCTTTCCATATTTATTATTAAATGTGTTTCTATTCCAATATCTCTTATCTCTATATATATTCGTATATTGACTACGATTAATAATTGTAAATACAAAAATTACAATGATCGGTACAGCTAATCCAGCCGCCAAAGATGAACTTATAATACTCATACTCCAAAGCGTAGTTAAAAGAATAAATGCTGAAAGCACAATAAAAAGCATTGAAAATACAAATAATGTATCTTTCTTATTATTAACAGACCATTCATTCATTTCATATTTGCGCCCAGCAAGATTTTTGTCATCTGTTGTAGCAGTTGCCGAATTACTCTGATTAGCATAAATCTGTTGCTGAATCTGCGCTAATTCCTTGTTACGCTTATCAAGCATTAAGATAGCCTCTTGAGAATCAGTAGCACGAGTTAAATCCCCGTAGACTTTTTGAAATGTGGAGTCTTTTTGCTTTATAATATCTGTATATACTTTGCCCTGCTGGTCTTGTAAAAACTGTTGTAATTGCGCAGGGTTTTGTTTTAGTTGGCCAACTGCTGTAGCTAATTCAACATCCTGAAAAAGCTTTGTATAGTCTATAACCTGATCTAGATTTGCCATTCCTAGTTCGCATCAAGAAATTATCTAATCTCTAGCCGATTTGTAAACATATACTAATAAACCAAGTGCGACAATATTTAGAAAACTATATAACCCCAATAGATTATCAGAATATTTAGCCTTTTGCTCAGTAAATTTCACCATCTGCTTATTAATTGTTGTAACCGCTTGATTTGATGAAATTATATTATTCTGTGCAGCAAGCTTCTTCTGTTGCTCTTTAATTTGCTTATCAAATGCCTTGATTTCTGATTCAAGATTTGTAGTAGATGACAACATATCATCCGTTACTCCATTAATAATTTGTGTTAGATCATTCAAACGTTGATTTAGAGCCTGTGTAGATGTTAAATATTTTTGAATAGATGCTTGAGTGTCACCCGTATTATTCATATATCCTTGATTTATTGCATCGAACAGTTTCTCCAAAGAATATTTATATCTCGATTCATAAAAACAGTATTCCGCTTTAACATTCTTCAATAATTCTGCTTGTTTTTTAAGAAATACTTCAGCATTACCAGATGATGCAGGTGGTACTACACCAGAACCCTTTAAAGATGCAATAATACTTTGGACAGCATTCTTATTTAGCATTCCACTTCCATCTCTATCGGAAGCTGGGTTTGGCGCCGATGGCAATAATCCCTGAGTTACACCATTTCCAAATGTTTGACTTAATTCAGTATCAGTTAACGCCGTTTTAGCTGGACAAGAAAAAGACATCCTACTATCTTTAACTTTGTTTTTATACCTTATTAACCAAATACACCACCAATCTTCAATGACAAAAAGAGAATTACTATTAATGCCGATACCAATAGTGATATTATTACACCTTTGCTTTCAAAAATAGATAATAATGAAAATCCAGTACCTCCCTCGAATATTATAGTCGGCATTGTCATTCTAAATATCACCAACCCTACACCGATAAAAAGTACAGCTAATACCCACAAATATGGAATTAAACCTCTTCGTACTGGACGGTCTAATATAAATAATTGGTGTCTTGTTACATCTGTATTGCGAGACCGGAGCAATTCGTCTCGAGCAACTGCGCTTGTAACATCAATCTTCATTTCGTCCTGAATCTTTTCTAAACGGCTAATTTGCTTTTGAAGCTCACCATTCTCTTTTAATAAACCCGCCAAATCATTATCCTTAGCTTCCGTTGTCAAATACTTTAAAATATCATCATTTAATGCTGCGTATCTCTGTTTAATACTCTCGGCACGCTGTGTTAACTTTACAATTGTATCATAGTCTGGATTATTATTTGGATCTTGACTTATACCACCACGAGCAATAAAATTACCTGTTGCCTTATTTAATTCCGTAATTAATCCCTGAACATTTTCCTGAGATAGATCATCGAATCTCTTCTGAAATTTTGCTCTTTCTTCAATCCACTTCATCTCTGTTTATCCTAATTACAAAAAGGTAACTAATTATTTTATATTTTCTGCGTATTTATCAGTAATGTCCGGGTTTGTAAGAAATGATTGGGGTAAATATCTAAATGGTGGTAGTTCCCATTATAACTTTGAATACCGCTCTCCACAACCTGACCCTTTGCCAAACCTAATACCTACTCCTACTCTTGCTCCCCCTCCTATGCCAATAACATCACCACAGAATACATCACACTCTAGAAAGAATATTAAAGATGGTAAAATGCTTATCCCAACACACAAAGGCGGTAAGAGAAAATCACTTTATAGTAGACGCAATCATAAACGTAGTAATAAAAAATATAGACGAACTCATCGTAAATAGTTACACTTTGAGCTATATATTTTCTGAAGTATTAACAAAAACTAAATATTAAAATTTATTTAGTTTTTGCGGACTTTTCCTAATAAACTTGTTATCACTTGTTTTTGCGGACTTTTTCCTAATAAACTCACTATCATTCCCTAAGGGTGAGCCTCTGGCGAGGCCTTACGTTTTTGCGGACTTTTTCCTAATAAACTCACTATCATTCCCTAAG